CCATTCTTTTTACGCGAGCCTTACGCGCATGAGGGGGTGTAGTAGGGAGGTGATAAAACTATGAAAAATGATTCTAAAGATTTAACCAAAGATGAGCGAATTAAGAAAGAGATACTAAGACTTAAACGTCTTTTTAAGAATATGTCTAAAGATACCATAAACAGAGTTTTATCACTGATCAACAACGCTGCATTCATGACTGTGACACTCGAAGATCTACAGGAAACCATCAATAGAGAAGGTGCTGTGTCGGAGTACCAAAACGGAGAGAATCAATTTGGGACGAAGAAAAGTCCTGAGGTTGAGATCTATAATACCATGATCAAGAATCACATGAGCATAATCAAACAGCTGACAGACCTAACTCCACAAGGCCCTCCGCCAAAAGCTCCGGAACTTGACGCCCTCGAGAAAATAAACTCAAGGTTTAACAAGGGTGGCTAGGCCTAAAAAAGTAGATCTTCCGGAGTATATAAAAAGCTGGCATGATTATGTTACCAGAGAGCCAAGGAAACATTGCAAAGATATTAAGCAGTTAAAGAAACTCATCGAAAACTTACTGAAAAACCCAAAGGTCTTCTACGACGCTATTGACGTAGAGGCCTTTATTGATTTCTGCAAACTAGTGAAGCACAAGGAAGGTCGTTGGGCAGGGCAACCTTTCGATCTAACCGTAGAACAAAAGTATATAGCTGCTTGCATATTCGGGTTCAAGACATACGATTTCGAGCTAGAAATGAATGTCAGGTATTTCAAGGAGCTCGTATTATTTGTCGCCAGAAAATGGGGAAAATCAACCTTTATTTCTGCAATCGCTGACTTCCTCTTAATGGCCGATGGGGAACCGGCTGCTCAAGTGTGGTGTCTGGCCACAATGAAAACGCAAGCAGCAATCGTCTATGAGGCTGCAAAGTCATTCCTGCAAACAAGTGGTGTTTTAACACCTAAGGATAATCCAAGGAAACACTGGCACACCAAAAGGGATAAAGACAACAGTGAGATGATCCTATTCCCAGCAACTAATTCATACATGAAAGCCGGTAGTAAAAACAGTGAAGGTCAGGATGGATTAAATCCTCACGGAGTTGTAATCGATGAGCTTCACGCAATCAAAAACCGTAACACATACGATGTGTTCTCATCGGCTCAGGGCGCCAGGGCTCAACCACTGAACGTAATCATCTCAACCTTTGGATTTGTCCGTGAAGGAATATTTGATAGCATCTTTAAACGTTGTCAAAAAGTATTAAGCGGAAAAAGTAAAGAGCGCGTATTCCCGATGATCTTTCGTATCGACGACGATGATAACCCAGAGGATAGAAAGTGCTGGATAAAGGCTAACCCTGGTGCCGGCGAAGCAAGGCCAACCATGAGCTATCTCGAAGGAGAGTATCAAAAGGCAATTGAGGATCCTGCCCAGATGCCGTCGTTCTTAGCTAAGCATCTTAATAGGGCTAGTTCGCTCAGTGTCATCTACTTCGATCTTCCTGTTGTTGATAAGTGTGCTATCGATATGGCTGAGGACATGATCAGAGATCTTTACGCGGTGGGAGCAAGTGACATCGCTGAGACGACAGACCTTTGTGCATCGTCTGCTCTTGTACCGATAAAAGGAAAGTTATATCTATTTCAAAAATACTTTATCGCTCGGTCGAGAATCGAACAAAACAGCAAAGCAGACAAAATGGCATACGAAAGTTTCACGAACACTGGTGCGAGCGATGGGCTCAATAATGAGCTAATGCATATTTGCGATGGGAGCATGGTTAGCAGAAAGGATGTAGTGCAATGGTACGTAGATCTAGCCACAGAATACGGAGTAACGTTCTGGAAAATCGGTGCAGACCGATGGCACTATGAGGACTTTGCCGATGACATGGAGATGGCTGGCTTTCCTCGCGAAGATAAAGATGGGCGTGGCGTTGTCTTCCCTGTGGCCATGGGGGCTAAGACTCTTTCTCAACCAATGAAGGAAACAAAATCACTGTTCAAGGACGAGATTGTTCAGTTCAGTAGGCACAATGGGCTATTTCGTTGGTGTACCACAAATACCGCGGCGAGGATTGATACCAATGCAAACATACAGCCGGATAAAGCCAAATCGAATGGACGGATCGACGGATACCTGAGCTTTCTTATGGCCTATGTGGCCTACAAGAAAGTGATAGATTTGTTTGAGGAGTATCAGTCGTAGAAAGGGGATGTGTTTGGTGGAAAAACTACTTGAATTATTATCACAAATGACTTTATTCGCTTTATGAAGGGTGCCATTACGATACAATCTGCAAATCTCACTTAACGCTTCGTGTCTAGTAAAATCATCTGCGCTTATCAAGAAATTGTTCTCGCGAGTGATGTCTGCGAAAACTGTAAAGCTTGCGGAGGAAAAATGTCTCCACAAGGATTCGCGGTAACGCCCAGAGATCAAACCATAAAGCAATTAAGAATGATTGCTAATGATCTCGAAAAAGGTTGCGGTGGGTTTAGATTTCTGGTTGGAGTTGATTTATCAAGTTCGCCAGACATGACAGGTTATGGTGATTTTGACCCAGAAAGAAGGTGAAACTGAATGGACTACAGACAAGTGATTAAGGAGCAAATCGAACACCTACAAGCAATGCAAAAGAGGACGGCAGGGAGTATTGCATTCGATACTGAAGCTGCTTGCAAAATAGCAGAAACAATCCTGCATCTCTGTCAGCAGATTACGAACTTGCCAATTAAAGAATAGTGGCATCAACAACCCAAAAGACACTGGTCTTGGCCATCGAGAGGAGGTGATGAAATTTGGGGTTCCTTCGCTACATGGCAGAATATTTTCAAAAGGATAAGTTAACTGCCACGAAACTCATAAATCTACTTAACCAAGGATACTCTTTAATGCAAATCAACCGGCAGATCTACGACATTCCGGAGATAAGGACAGCAATAAACTTCATTGCCGAAAAGGTTGCGAGTATTCCGTTTTATCACATCCGTGCTGATACAGAAGGAAATATGACGCAGGTTAATGACCGCCTTGGTTTTGTTTTGAAAACAAGAGTAAACCCGTATCAATGCCCTCAAGTATTTTGGACACACTGCATCTCAACGGTACTACTGACAAACAACTGCTATATCATGCCAGAATGGGACGAGACTACCGGGAAGTTAAAGTGGCTATGGCCGCTGCCGTTTACAAGGGGCGAGTTTAGCCAAGGCGAAGATGGTAGGGTTATAGTCACTCTTGGAGGCAGTTATCCATTTTACTATGAAGACCTGATCCATTTACAGCGTTTCCCGGATGGAAAACAAGGCGCGTCAAGACAAGCTACTGGTAATTATGTGCAAATCGTTAATACCATGCAAAATCAGGCTGTTAAAGACAGTGAAACGTCAGGCAGGATTGCCGCGCTTCTACAGGTCAAGTCTCAACTCAAGAGCACTGACATGAAGAGGAAGTTGGATGAGTTTAAGGAACTCTTCCTTACTTCAGAAAACACGACTGGCTTTGGGATGATAGGTATGGAATACGACGTGCATAAACTGGACATGAAGCTTAGCCCACTAGACACAAAGCTCTTGGACGATATTACGAGAAAGATGTACAACTACTTCGGAGTTAGTTACGAGATTATCAACGGAATAGCGAGTGAGATTCAGTATGAACAGTTTGCCGACAACAACATAAAACCATGGGTATGGCAAATCGAAGAAACATCTACGTATGCCCTGTTCAGTGAAACTGAAATATATCACGGTAACTGTATTCAGGCTGAATTGGTTGATTTGGAAATAAGTACACTGGCCGCCAAGACGGCGTTCTACAAGGAAATGGTCTACGGAACGATCATGAGCCGGAATGAGATCAGGAAGCGGATCGGACTGACCAAGGGGCCGCCTGAGCTTGATAAGTTCTTAGAGAACAAGAATTTTCAAGTGTTAGGTGCCGACAAGTTAAGCAACAACACGTCTGGCGATTCAAAAGGCTCCACATTGTCAACTGAGCCGTCAATACAGCAAACAGCATTAAACGGAGCTCAAGTTTCAAGCTTGCTTGAAATCGTTAATTCTGTAGCAAGTGGCTCTATTCCAAGGCAAACAGGCATTGAAATGCTGATTAACGCATTCCAGTTTTCAGAAATAGAATCTGAAAAAATTATGGGTACCGTGGGTAATGGGTTTAAGCCAGAAATAGAGGGGGAAGGAAATATAGATGAGCAATGAACAGGAGAAAAAATCGCCACTGGCGCAGCAACCTAAAAAGCGCATGGTCTTTGATGGTGATCGGTCCAAATTCAGAGCGATCACCGAAGAGGTTGACGGTCAAAACGTAAGGCGATTGCGTGGATACCCAATACTCTTCGACACACCAGGCAGACCCTATCGAGGGAGTAAGTGGATAGAAAAGGTTGATAAAAAAGCTTTGGAAAGCGTTGACTTCTCGAAGCTTGTTTTATTGTGGGACCATTCTACCTCTTGGGTATTGGGTAGAGTTGGGAAGAATATGAGGGTAGTCGTCGATGAAACCGGTTTATTCATTGAGGTCACGTTAGGTAATACTTGGTTTGACGATTATGCCTTTGACCGCGTTAAGAACGAAATCATTGACGGCATGTCGTTCTGGTTCGACAACAACGCGATGGTTGCAACGGATTGGGAAAATAAAATCGATGTGATCCTTAAGATCAACGAAGTTTACGAGGTTAGTATTGTTGTTTTCCCAGCGTATGAAGAAGCGGTCATTATTACTGAAGAAGAAATTCCAGAACCCGAACCAGCGGTACCCGTCGAAGATGAAGCCATGAAACAAGCGCTAATGAATCTGATTAGCCAATTGTAAATCCTTACCCACCAGTATCCATTAGATCAGTCACGACTTAATAAACCAATTATGAGAGGGGAAAGAAAAAATGAAATTAACTCAAAAAGAAGCCGCCGAACTCCGTAGAGAAAAATCAGAGGTCGAGCAGAAAAGACTTGAGCTCAAGGCCAAGGTAAAAAATCACAGGGACATGTCAACCGAAGATTTGGGAGTAGTTGCCGACAACCTCAGAAGCATGTCTGAAAGACTGGATGAAATTAACGAAAAACTCCAGGATGCACCGGAGCCCGAGAAAAGAGGGGGAGGATTTATGCACGGCAAACCAGGTGCAAATGACCTCACCGAGGAAAACTACCGATCTAGCGCTAAGTACCGGGATGCGTTCTATCGGTCTTACCTAAACAACAAGGTAATCGAAGCAGACGCAGAAGTAATGGCCTTTGGGAAACGTGCTATCACAGATATGAACGGTGGCAGCGTTACCAGCGGAGCCGAGTACCTTGTTCCGCAGACCACGCTCGACAAAGTGTATTCTATTGTCAAGCAATATGGGAAACTGTACTCTGCGATCACCAAATATGGCTTTACTGGAGACGTAGCGCTGCCTATTGGGACGACTGAGGCCCCGACTGCTAACGCTGATGGAACGGTAACTCTCAATTTCACCTTCACTGAAGTCAAGATCTCCCAGCAAGCTGTCGTTGCAACAATTGTTATCAAAAATTTGCTACTTAAAAACAGTATCCCTGCTTTTGAGCAATTCCTCGCAATGGAAATAGGCAAATATATTGGTATCCTTTTAGAGAATTATGTATTAAACGGGTCTACGGACACATCTTCGTTCCAAGGTATTATCGCAGCGATAAAAGTAGCTCCTTCTGCTGCAGAAACATATGAAGTTATGGATTGGGCACAGATTGCCCTAATACTATCTAAAGTCGAAAGCCCCTATGGGGATAATGGAAGTTGGGCTATGAAGCGGAGCACCTTCTTTACTGAATTCTTTGCACTTACTGATGCGGCAGGTAAACCGCTGGTCACTACTACACCTGTTGCGGGTGGGCCCGGTCAATCCAACTTCCTGATTGCAGGTATGCCTGTTGTGTTCACGGCGCAAATGCCCGACACTAATTCAGTTTTATATGGCGACCTTTCGACTTACGTTGTGAACGAGTCAGAGGCTTTCGTGATTGAGTCAAATTCATCCGAAAAATTCTCCACCGATGAAACAGTATGGAGAGGGAAAGTTTACTCCGGCGGTAAACCATTGTTTGCGAAGACGACATTCACGTACTGGTCGAAGCAGTAATGAGAGAGGGTTATTAACCCTCTCTTTCGTAATTAAATCATAAGAAACGGAGGAAACAAAATGAGTAGGTTTGACCCTAAGTTTAGTAACTACGTTAAAACTGATGCGGGAAGTAAAGTTGTGGAAAGATTTCATACCGTTTGCTTTCAAGTCCCTGCGGCAAGCGCCGTTGCAGCTAGCGCTAACGGAATACTATCTGCAACGATTCTAACCGCTGCAGTACAGTCAATAACTACAGGTATTACTAACCCAGCTGTACCTCGGGCCTTGAGCATTGCTGGAAACGTCTCGGGAATCACAGGTAACGTTGTTGCGGCAGGTAAAAATTGCGCCGGCGAAGCAATCGCAGAAACAATTGCATTGGATGGCTCAACCACCGTGAATGGCACAAAAGCCTTTAAAAGCATAACAAGTCTTAGCCTCCCGATTAAAGCGCATTCCGGAGTAGCTCAAGTCGAAACTGCAACTGCAGCAGGCACGGTGTCCACTGCAGGCAATGCGTCAGTCGTTGTAACTGCCGCAGGAATGACCGGGTCACCAAAAACTATCTCGGTAGCAGTAGCCCTAAGCGATGATGCGTCTGCGATCGCTGGGAAAATCAGAACAGCCTTAGCAGCTGACACTGCCGTAACTGCACTATTTTCTATAAGCGGTGCCACGGACAAGGTTATACTCACGAGACTAACCCCGGTTGCCAATGACACCACGCTGAATATAGCCATAGCGGATGGGACAAGCGTAGGCGTAACCACGGCCGCGAGCTCTACCGATACCACAGCGGGCGTGCCTTACGACCTCGTTAGTGTCGGATGGAGTGACGTGCTTGGTTTGCCTTATAAGCTGACGCATAACACTGTTATTCCGGGGATGACATTCCTTGACAATGTCGTAGAGTCTACGGATCCGACGGTAACTGTAAGTGCTACAGCCATTGAAAGCAACACGGTAGATTTGAACAGCGCGCTTGATGGTAGCGTGATTGATATTTACATGATCGTCTAGGGATGGTGATTTAAGTGAGTATTCTAACAGAACAAGAGGCAGTAATCACGCTAAGGAGGGAAGCTGCCTCCGACTGCCCTCAACTAGCCATACTACTTCCCGCCATAGACGACTACATTAAAACAGCAACAGGCAAGGATTGGGGAGCAGAAGACCCGGTTGATCCAACGGCAAAAATAGCTGCCACGGTTTTATTGGTTAATTGGTCCGTAAACCCTGGATCAATGGGAAGCATTGATGGATTTATGAAAACCATGGTAAACTTTATCACTCAACTTCAGGCGAAGATACTGGAGGGTTGAACGTATGAACCCTGGAGAGTTAGATAAAAAAATTGAGATCCAAAATTATGTAAGGATTCCAAACGAAGTCGGCGAAGAAGTTAAGCAATGGCAGACCTATGCTAACCCGTGGGCAAAGTTTGACAATAGCAATGTAAAGGACCAGCAAGAAGCTGGAAAAAAAACGTCAAGCGTTGTGCATAAGATCGTAATATGGCACCGAAGCGACATTGATGAAACTATGCGCGTAGCGTATAAGGGAAAAACCTACAGCATCGATCACGTTGTAAACTATAAAGAGCAAAACGTTGAAACCCACTTGTATTGCACCCTCATCGAAGAAGGTGTTTACAATGAGTAGCGTTTCCAGAATGAGTGGCGGCAATTTCGAAATACAAGGTTCTACCGAATTTGAACGAGAACTTCTGCGAGTTATCGGTAAGAAGTATCCTGCGGAAGCCAAAAAGTTTATTCGTAGACAAGCCAATGACGTAAGGAATTTGGCGAGAAAAAACACACCGAAAAGAACCGGATACACAAGAGGACACTGGAAGGTATACGTGAAGGGTAAGAAAACTGTAACTGCCAACTTTTTTGAGGGTAAAGTAACGAACTATGCCGAGCTATCTCATCTACTCGAAAACGGGCACGAAATTAAAAACCAATACGGAGAATACGGGTTCGAACCCGGGGTGCATATGCTGGAAAATGCCGTCCTCGTAAAGGAGTTGGAATTCGACAGAGAGTTGGAAGTTTTTATCGCAAGAACCTTGGAGGAGCTAAAGGTATGATTGGCTATGTCGATATCAAAAAATCTGTAGCTGATGTCTTGAAAGCTAAAGTAAGCTCAACAAAAGTGCTACCTACCGAGGAATTAAGCGGGTTTAGTAAACCTGCTTTTTTCGTACAAATAGTGCCTATTAGCGATAGTGCCTTTATCGACTACGAAGAAAAGCTGCTAACCATCAACATCCACTACTTTTCAGCAGAAAAAACCGATACCGCTAACCTAATAATGCTTGACCAACTAAACAAAGTTTTCTTCAACACTGTGAAAATCGGGGATCGCGTAATCACCCTGAAATCGAAGCGCCACGTAATCGCCGACAACGTCTTGCAGTTTAAGTTTGAGCTTGAATTTTCTAATGACGTTGACGTTGTGGAGATCAATGGCGAGTGGGTAATGTCAACTAAGTTCGACGAAACCTTAGGATACACGGAAGAAACCATTGAACTCATGCAAGAATTAGAACTCAAGGAGGAATAGAACTATGGGATTGCCTGAGATAAATATCGCGTTCCAAACCTTGGCAGTAACGGCGATCGCCAGAAGCGCGAGGGGAATAGTCTCCTTAATCTTAAAGGACTCAACAGTTATCACATTCGATACTAAAATCTATACGGACGTGTCGCAGATCGACCCTGACGATTGGACAGCAGACAATCTTGATTACATCCAAAAGACGTTTCTTGGGCTTCCGGTAATGGTCATTGTTGAAAGAATCGCCTCAGACGCAGTGAATTACACCGCAGCCTTGGCAAGGTTGATCAATAAGAAGTGGAATTACCTGGCCGTACCAGCTATCGAGACTGGCGACGTAGCAACGATCTCCACTTGGATCAAGGCACGCAGGGACACTGATAAAAAGACGTTCAAGGCCGTCTTACCTGCTAGTGTTTCAGACCACGAGGGGGTCGTAAACTTCACCGGGACAGGCATTGTCGTGGGGTCAGATACTTATACGACTGCCGAATACTGCTGCAGGATTGCAGGGATACTGGCTGGACTACCTTTCACCAGAAGCTCAACTTACTACATCCTTACCGAGGTGGATAGCATCACCGAAACGGCTACACCTGACGCCGACATTGATGCCGGAAAACTCATCTTAGTCAATGATGGAGAGAACATCAAGGTTGGTCGAGGTGTGAACAGCCTAACCACCACAACGGTAACCAAAGGTGCCAAGTTTAAGAAGATCAAGATCATGGAAGCAATCGATCTTATGCGCGATGACATTCGGAACACCTTTGCGGCGGAGTATGTCGGAAAGGTTAACAACTTCTATGACAACAAGGTTTTGTTCTTGACAGCCGTTAACGCTTACCTTAAAGGCCTTCAAGGCGACGAAGTCTTAGACCCGAATTTTACCGCGCTTGCTGAAATTGACGTGGATGCGCAAGAGTTGTACCTTCAATCGGTTGGCACTGATACCAGCACATTAACCGCAGCGCAGATCAAGGAATACAACACCGGGAGCAAGGTCTTTCTCAAGGCGAGTGGAAGCCCCTTGGACGCCATGGAAGACCTCGACTTCTCGATGTTGATCGTATAGGAGGTGTAGAGCGTGACGAAACTCAGAGGGAATAGGCAGATCAACGGGTCGTGGGGGCAGTTGTGGTTAGATGGCGAATTAGTCTTTGAGGTAGAATCCTTCGAAGCAAAGGTAACAGCCAACAGGGAAACTGTAATTATTGGCATGGATGAGGACTCTAAACTAGTCGGGCTAAAGGGCGAAGGAACGTTTAAGGTAAAAAAAGTATTCGACCGGGGAAAGAAAAAGTTGCTAGATGCTTGGAAAAGAGGCGAAGATCCGCGCAGTACGTTGGTCAGTAAACTTAAGGATCCCGACACGGTTGGCAAACAATCCTCTCGGGTTAGTATTGGTAACGTTTGGTTTGACGAATTGACTCTAATGCAATTCGAGCAAGCCAAGAAACTAGAAGATGAGTACAAGTTTGGATTTACCCCGAGTGATGCCGACTTTATCGATACCATTGACGTTCAATAAAAAAAACAAGAGGGGGATGGAATTACCATGGAAGCAAAGGAAAAACTAAGCATTGGTGATTTGATTGCAAATGCAGATAAGATTAAGGCTAAAAGAACTGAAACTAGGGAGCTATATATCAAGTCCATGGACGCTACAGTAACTATTAGAAAACCAAGCCATACCGATATTCTGGATAGCCATGATCTAGGGAAAACAGACGGAAACCTCTTTCTGGTTTACGAGTGCGTTACAGAACCGAATTTTAAAGACACAGCCTTGCAAGCTGCATACGGGGCAACCGGATATGAGGTATTAAATCAAATAATGGACTCTGGGGAAATTGATAACATCGCGAAGGAACTAATCAACTTCTGTGGCTACGGAAAAGGCTATGTAAGCATTGTAGAAGCAGTAAAAAACTAATAAAAGGTAATTCAGAGTTGCGCCTTGTGCATTATTATCTGCAGAAGGGAAAAGACTTGGATTACCTTTTGAATTTATCTACTAAAGAAAAGATTTTCCTTGCGGCAAGCATGGATTTGGCCTTTGATGAAAAGGTGGAAGAATGGAAGCGAGGTCACTTGGTCTATTTTGGTAAGTGATCCCGCCTCTTTTAAGAAGGGGGGTAAGTCGTGAAAGATTTACCCGAATTAAAGGTTAGAATCGCTATCGATGCTGTAGACGCATTCGAGACTTTAACAAAATTAAAAACCAAGCTAGAAGAGATCCTGCTCCTTGAGAAAGAGATAACAGAACTAAGAGTACACGCTGTAACCATGAATGTAGCAGATGGATTATCGGTCGAAACTATTGCGAATCAAATAGTTGAACGCCTTAGCGAGACCCCAATTGCTTACTGATGATGAGGTGGCATTATGGCAGACCATGAAATAGGGGCTATCCTGACGCTTAGAGATAACATGAGCGCCACGCTCAGAGGTGTAAGGCGTGAACAGTCTGCGTTTAGGCAAGACGCTAGGGAAACGCAGGAAACTATGCGCGAGCCAATGGATTTTAGGGTAAACGTAGCTTCTGCAGCAAGTGCCATTGCAGGAATTGGTTTAGCAGTGGGCGCAGTAGCCTTGGCAGCTGGTGGACTTGCAGTCAGTTTTGGTGATGACCTGCAGAAATCCCTTAATGGAGTGCAGTCCGCAACAGGTGCAACAGATGAAGTAATGGCGGGCATGGAAGATACCTTGTTGGCTATTTACAATAACAACTTCGGAGAGAACTTTGAGGAAATAGGCGCCGCAATGAGCCTCGTTAATCAGCAAACTGGCCTTACTGAAGGAGCCCTGCAGGGTGTCACGGAAAACGCTTTAGCCATCAAGGACACGTTTGGAATTGAAGTAGCCGACAGCATCAAAGGTGCTAATCAGCTCATGAAGCAATTCGGAATGGATGGAACGGCAGCGTATAACCTTATCGCCCAAGGAGCCCAAGGTGGACTAGACGCTAATGGAGATTTAGTTGATACCTTGCGCGAATACTCAGGCACGTTCGCCGCGCAAGGATTCAGCGCCGAAGAAATGTTCGATATGTTGTCTAACGCCTCTAAGTCGGGTATTCGAGATTTGGATTTGGCCGCAGACGCAATCAAAGAGTTTGGGATAAGAAGCGTTGATGGGAGCTCAACTTCAGCAGCGGGATTTGAAGCTTTGGGACTTAACGCCGCCTCAATGACTAAAGCGTTCGCCACTGGTGGTGATGAGGCAAAAGCTGCCTTCACGAAAACCACCACCGCGCTACTCGCAATGAAGAACCCGGTCGAACAAAATGCCGCAGGCGTTGCCTTATTCGGTACCCAATTTGAGGATATGGGGATCAAGGGAATAACGGCTCTGGTCAACACTAAAGGGGCAATAGACGAAACTACAGACGCGCTTGGTAAAATAAATGCGGTCAAATATAATACCTTCGGAGAGGCTATGGAAGGCATCAAGAGGAAGCTTTTAACGGGATTGTTACTTCCTCTTGATGAGAAGATAACACCGTCACTGAACGCATTCGCTGGATTGATCGATACTAATATGCCAGAGATTCAGAACGAGATCGAGTACGCATTTAACGTAGCAGGGGATGCCATCGGAAGTGTTGGAGATACCCTGCAGGAAACAAAGGATTTTTTTAGTGACCATTGGAGCGTAGTATCTCCCATACTTGGCGGGATAGCAGCAGGGGCGGGAGCGTATTATTTAATTACAGGAGCCACTAAAGCATGGAGCGCAGCAACTAAGCTAGCAGCAATAGCTCAAACAGGGTTAAATATTGCTATGAATCTAAGCCCGATGGGTAAAACAATTGCTGTTGTCAGTCTATTAGTAGCTGCTGGTATTGCCTTGTATCAAAACTGGGACACAGTAAGTTCTGTATTAAAAAATACATGGATAGACATAGGAAACTTCTTTAAAACGGGCGTAAACGAGGTAATAGGTCTGGTAAATAAATTAATTGATGGGATCAATCTTGTTAAAACTACAAAACTCCCACACATTGAAACGCTAGAAATGACCGCCAAGCCAATAGATCGGGCAGGTTTCGCTGCACTTAAAGGGGATAATATTGACGGAACCTTAGCAACAGGCCTAGACTACGTACCCTTCGATGGTTACATCGCCAAGCTCCACAAGGGAGAACGAGTGCAAACCGCCAGCGAGAACCCTTACAACGGGGGAAGTGGATCATCGGGCACCAAATCAAGCAGCAGAAGTATCTCTATCGCAAAGTTAGCCGATACGATCATAGTTCGTGAAGAAGCAGATATTGACAAGATCGTAGATAGAATAATGATTAAGGTGGATGAGGCAGCTGTAAATACGCTTTAGAGGGAGGGGATGCAGTAATGGAATTTTGGCTAATACAAGGAAATGAAAAATTACAACTCCCCGTTCCCCCTCCGAATTATGCCATTAAAAAAGCTCTGAACAACGGCACCGTTGTCGTCGAGGGTATAGGTGAGGTAAGTTTTATCGGAAAACCAAAATTGGCAGAGATACCGACAATTCAATCCTTCTTTCCAAGGCGAGTTTATAGTTTTTGTCAGTACAAAACATTCCCAACTCCTAAAGAATGTACGGATCTCATTGAAAAGTGGATGGCAAGCGGGAAACCGATTAGATACTTAGTAACAGGTGCCTTAAATATAGAGTGTAGTATCGAAAGCTTTGAATATGGCGTGCGCGATGGAACAGGCGATGTTTATTTCAGCTTGGAACTAAAAGAATACAAGGTGATCACTCTATGATTAAACTCTACAGTATTTACAATGGTGTCGCGACTGACATTACTAACGTAATTAAAAGCATAAGTTGCTCAGGAGATAAAGCGCAAGCAGCGAGAAAGCTTGGCATCACACTTGCCTACCCTATCTGGGATAGGAATCAACCAAGGGCACAGATAACACCTGGCACAAAGGTCTGGTTGCTGCTGGATGGCAAGGAAATTTTCAGGGGCGTAGTTTGGGATAGAGAGATAAATTCTGCCGGTGAAGATCTAACTCTTACAGCCTTTGACTATTTAATCTACCTCACGAAATCCAAGGTAACCTATAACTTTGTGAACATCACTCCGGAAGATGCAACTCGGAAAATATGTGATGAGCTTGGAGTGGAAACAGGAGATCTTGCAAGCACAGGAATTACAGTCAATCGGCTCATTGCGCAAAAAACAGGCTACGATGCCATTGTTGAAATGTATGCCCAGGCATCAAAGACAAATGGTAAAAAGTACATTCCGGTTATGGATGGCACAAAGTTGAGCGTGATCGAAAAGGGCAAGGTTGCTGCCGATTATACCTTGCGATCCAAGCTAGATGGCGTTGGCAATAACATCATGAGCACAAGTTACCGCGACACAATGGACGGAATGATTAACAAAGTGAAAATCTATGACGATAAAAATAATTATGTATCCGAGGTTAGCAACGGAGATTGGATTAGCGAGTATGGCTTAATACAAGATAACTACACCAAAGAGGCAGACAAGGATAGCATCGCGGTCGCTAACGGAATGCTGGCCGGCATACAACGTGACGTAACTATACCAGCCTTAGGGAACTGGGCTTGCAGGGCAGGATACGCCGTGAACACCGAAATAGATTACATTAGCACTTTACAAAATGCAGTTATGTTTATTGATAGCGACACCCACACGTGGGAGCCTGGCACTGGAAAATATACTATGAGCTTGAACTTGAGCTTCGGGAACGAGTAAGGGGTGATATTGTGAATAACCCATATAGCAGACTCATAAACCATATGAGAACTCAAGGTGCAAAACTAAACACCCCTTATGTCCAAATTGGTGTAGTTGTATCAGCGGAACCATTGGCCATTAAGCTGGGGGATCTGCAGATTGGCAAGGAAAACCTCTTGATCGCGGATCACTTACTGCCGAGCTATACGAGGAAGGTTAGTATCCCCCTCACGGATGGCGAAGGGGTTATGAGTTCTGAGAGCGTAGGGGATCACGGTTCCCATACCCATGAAATATCCAAATTAGGAATTACCGAGGGAGATATTATCTTAACGGATGGACTCAAGGTGGATGATGTTGTTGCCCTGACACCAGCGCTAGAATTAGACGGACAGATATACATCGTTTTAGCAAGGTTGGTTAGCCCATGAGCATATTTCCGTCAGAGACCGTAACCATCAGCACTCTTATCCAGGCCACGGTGACAGCCTCGACTGAGCTACCACTTGCGAAGGAATATGCATGGGATTACGACCTTAACGATTTCCTGTTGATCGATGGTAAAAATGTCATAGTAACAGGCAGGGAAGCGGTTAAAGTGTGGATATGGAAAGTCCTAAAGACCAAGAAAAACAGGTACCGGGCCTATACTGGAAACTACGGCAACGAGCTTGAATCCCTAATCAACCAAGGTCTTTCAACCGGGGCCTTAAGGTCTGAGTTAGAAAGATACCTTAAAGAGTCATTACTGGTTAATGCGTATATCACGGGCATTAAGGATATTGAAATCACCGTAGACGGTAGCATTACAGGCGTTAGTTTTACGGCAACAACAGTTTACGGGGATGTGATAGTTAGTGTATAGCGAGACAAGCGTCGTTATTCTGACCAGAATGCTGGGTAACGTTTCCTCTGACATAGACAAGTCGGAGGGTTCTTTAGTTTATGATGCCCTTTCTCCGGCAAGTATTGAGATCTCCCAGCAGGGGACAAGTCTAGATGCAGTAGCAAGTAAATTTAACATCGAAAATCTATCGGGTGATGAATTAGCACTCAGGATATACCAGCGTACGGGCAAGACGAGAAACGAAGCAACGTATGCGACTGCAACCGTCACCATAACGGGTACCGGAACTATTAATATTGGGGATTTAGCACAAACGCCAGGGGGCATCCGCTTTAAATCTTTAGAACAAAAAGCGATAGTTGTCACTGCTGACGTTGATGTACAGGCGGTCATTGCCGGAGCTAGTGGCATGATCCCCGCCAATCAGATAACCCAATTCCCTGTTGCAATCGTCGGTCTAGTAAGCGTAACCAATCCGGATCCTACTCAGGACGGCTTCGATGCTGAAAGCGATGCAGCACTCCTGCAGCGGTACTACGATTACATCCAAGCCCCTGCAACCGGAGGGAATATTGCACAGTTTACGAGTTTAATAAAGAGTTATGCAGGCGTGGGCGACGTTAAGGTTTACCCGACTTGGAACGGCAATAACACGGTTAAGCTCGTAATAATAGATGCCAATAAGCTGCCACCAAGCGTTGAGCTCGTTGCTGGGGCCCAGACTTATATGGATCCGGATGTGGGAGGGCTTGGCCTTGGTGCAGCTCCCTTTGGAGCATTTACGACCGTCGAAGGTGCAGCGGAAAAAACTATTACTGTTGGCTTTACTGCCGTGAAAGATACTAATTACACTGATGAACAAAGGTTAACGAATGTTGAAGCTAGCCTGGTTGCGTATTTTAAGTCAATTGCTTACAAAGAAAGCACAGTAAGTTACGCCAAAATCGGTGCAGCCATATTGGCAAGTGCGGGGATACTGGATTATACAGGACTAACGGTCAATACAGGTACCGCAAATATCGCGCTAAGTTATACGTCGATCTTAACTGAAGCCCCTGTCTTGGGGGTGGTAACGATTGCGTAGTGATAATTTAAAGAGTTATCTGCCGCCATTCTTGAGTAATACCCAACTCTTTACAGAGATATTTAATGCCGAAGGTCAAGAGTTAGACGGTATAGACATTAATCTTGCGGATCTAAATGCTCAATTCGACGTAGACGCAGCAACCTGGGCCTTAGAAAAATACGAGAAAGAATTAGGCATAGCGACGGATTATACCAAGGCTCTGGATTACCGGCGGAGCGTTATTAAATCAAAGTGGCGCGGCAGTGGCAAGCTAGACGCTACGCTCATAAAAACTGTTTGTGAGGCCTTTACTAATGGGGATGTTTCAGTAACATTCGACGGAACAATTCATGTAAAATTCAACAGCGTCTTGGGTATTCCACCGAACATGGATGACTTAGGAGTTGCGGTAGAACAAATCAAGCCAGCATATTTATTGCTGGATTATTTGTTTACTTACCTTGTCTACAGTGATCTGGTAGCGTGGGGTGGCACTTATGATGATCTAGCAGCAGTGGGGTTAACCTACGACGAAATATCTACGTGGACGCCAGTATAACGAAAGGGGGTACCTAAATGCCTGGGAGTACACCAATTTATAATTTACCGTACCCGTTAGGTAACGAAACGGCAGATCCACGGGCTGCCGTTCAAGCACTGGCTGAAGCCGTAGAAGGGGCGATACCAGAAATTCCAGCCGTACCAGTAATCAGTGTAAACGGAGAAACGGGAGCCGTGAGCTTAAGCGCCGCAGACGTAGGCGCAGAAACGCCCACGGGAGCACAGGACAAAGCAGACGCCGCAGCTGCAGCAGGGGTTGCAGCTGCGGGCGCGGTGCAGGTCGCTCTTACTGAACATTTGGCAGATTATGCGCAGGATACGGGGGTAGCAAATGCTTATCAAATAACTTTAAATCCTGCTCCAGCTGCCTATGAGATAGGTAAAATTTATAAGTTTAAAGCTGCTAATGCGAATACAGGAGCATCCACTTTTACAATAGGAGCATTGGCGGCGACAGCAATTAAAAAGAAGGCTACTGTTGTGCTGGAGACTGGCGATATATTAGCAGGTCAAGTTGTTCCTGTGATGTACGATGGAACTAATTTTCAATTGATACCAATGAACCCGCCTACTATAAGTGATGCTTCAACTACCGTAAAGGGAATTGTGCAACTATCAACCTCTACCTCAAGCACAAGCACAACTTTAGCTGCAACCCCAAGTGCGGTAAAGACAGCTTGTGATTTAGCGGTTAGTGCTACGAATACTGCAAATGCGGCGGGGAAAGTGGTAAGCGGTAGTTATTCCGGCGATGGTACAAATGGGAGAATTATAAATCTAGGGTTTAGGCCGAAATTATTAATATTGGGTAGTGTGACAGGTGGATGGGATATAGTTAATGATTTTAATTCTTATGCGCTATTTGTAGGAGGATCAGCAGGGATTTCACAAAAAGGTCAGTATGGATTTGCGGTTTATTTTGGAAGTACTGGTTTCACTGTAAATGACCTTTACGGGCAGAATACTTCAGGCACTATTTACTATTATGTCGCAATAGGTTAGGAGGCAGAAATGTTTATTATTGTAAACAAAAGTACGAATAAGATTGTTCAAACTATAGATATTAACTATGGTATTGAGGTTAACGAGAATCAATTGCTACAGGAAGTCACCAACGATATTCTTGCGGAAAAAATTAGGACAGCCCATGATTACACGTTAATTTTTACCGATGGCATAGTTACGGATATCAATGTAATCCAAACCATAGCAGCATACCAAACTCCTTCCCTTGAACAGATCAAACAACAAAAAATCCTAGAACTAAACACAGCTTGCAATCAAACAATATTAGGTGGGTTCCCATCATCTTGCACAGGTGTAGAGTATCAGTATAAGTTTGACATGGAGTACCAAGGAAACTTTGCGCAACAAGGTGTAATGCTCAGCTTAGACCCGACAATTGAAACAGTTATGTGGCCTACGAGTGTAGGGGTAATACCACATACCCGCGAACAGTTTATTCAGCTTTGTAAAGATGCTCAGGGCTGGAAAGCAACTAATGTTTATAGGTATTTTGGGATGAAAGCTCAAGTTGAAGCGTGTACAGAGATCGCAGATGTCGAACAGTTTGCTTGGTGAGGGTGATGAAAAAGTACATTTGGAACCTGTTAATCTCCGTTGATCAACTCATCAACACAATTTTAGGCGGTTATCCAGATGAAACTATGAGTAGTCGAATGGGCAAGCGTGTGGCGAAAGGTGATAGTTGGTTGTGCCATTTTATCTGTAAATTACTGAACCTAATTGATAAGAATCATTGCATCGATGCAATCGAAAAGGATGAAGGATTACCAATGTAGTTATGTCGCAGTAGACGCATTATGTATATTAACACGCAATTATGCGCATAAATATGTACAAGTAACCCAAGCCCCACTATCTGGTATATAATCACCTTATTGGGGGTGGTTATGCTGGCGAGGAAAGCAGTAAACATCACCTTGGATCCGGATGTATATGAGGAGTTTTGCAAGTACGCTGGTAAAAAGGGAATTCGTGTATCGCCCTGGGTGAACGCCAAGATGGAGGAGTTTATCGAAGAGGAGCGGGAAGCGGAAGCTGAGAAAGCGGCAACCAAGAAGAAAAAGTAAGGGCACCCTACGGGGTGTCTTTGCTTTTTGAATTTGAAAGGATGAGAGTATTGAAAAAGTATATTGGGTTTAAGATGATTGAAGCGGAACCAATGACCGCATACGAAGCGGGTCAACATCTGGCGAGACCAATCGACATTTCTGATGCAGGGAAACAACGTGATGGCTATCTGGTTAAATATCCTGACGGTTATGTCAGCTGGTCACCTAAAGACGTATTCGAAAAGGCGTATATGCAAGTAGGGGACAACAACACCATTACCAATGACAATGTAGATAATTTCATTATAAGGTATGAAGATTTTACTATTGGCGATAAAACAACGGTAGTTAGGGCTGTATTAGCTAATAACTTTGTAGTTGTCGATTCCTCAAGTTGCGTCGATCCTAAGAATTTTAATCAAGAAATTGGGACTAGTATATGCAAGGATAGGATCAAAGGTAAGGTTTGGGAGTTACTTGGCTTTTTGCTCCAAACAGCTAAAGAAGGAATACGATAGAATATTTGCTGCGCATCATCAAATGATACTCCTCGAAAAAGCGCTGAAACCCTTGGTATCATAGGTTTGTAGATATATTTGGTTGTTGACTCATTATGCGCAGTTATGCGCATAAAGAAGCGCGTGCAACTAAAGCCACGGGACCCATTATCTTCAGAATTATTTCATTTACAGATGAAGGATATTCTTATATTTTATAGAAGTTTATCTGTAAAAGTTTTTAGGTGAGAAGAGGGTGCTTTAGATGGCAATAAATTACGCGATTAAGAAAGAAACTCCTGAGAATATTAATGATTTAGTTAAGATGGCCGGTATTAAAATTAGTTGGAGAAAAAGGATTGAAGCAGTAAATGAATTAAAAAAATGGGATTGCCAAAAATCACGAGATGTATTAACAAGATTAGCACTACACGACAGGGTTTATAAAGTTATGGAAGAAGCTTTTAGGGCAGCACAGGCATTGGGTATAACTAAAAATGGTAAACCAATATATTTAGGGAAAAAAGATATTGGTTATAAATCCAGTGATTTTAAGAAGGTTTTTTCACGAATTAAGAGAGAATCTAAATTAGAAGATCTAGATTTACAAATCTTCAAAGACAAGTTTATTCAAGTTGATCCTGAAATGTATGATGTAATGTCGTATGAAAAAGGAGATAAGCTTGATACTTGGATAGGAAATATGTATGATTCATTGCCTAAAAAATAAGGTAATTACACTCAATTATGCTCATAAATATTTGTAAGCAACTCAAGCCCCACTATTTGGTATATAATCACCTTATTGGGGGTGGTTATGCTGACTAGGAAATCTCTAAACATTACTATCGAACCAGGCATCTATGAGGAATTTTGTGATTATGCGGGCAAGAAGGGAATCAGAGTTTCGCCTTGGGTGAATGCGAAGATGAAGGAGTTTATCGAGGAGGAAAGGCAAGCGGAGGCCGAGAAGGCAGCTAACAAAAAGAAAAAGTAAAGGCACCCCGTAGGGTGTCCTTGCTTTTGGGATTGCCAAATACTCTTTTCGTGCCTTTATGGGTTATCAGTCATTTCTTTCTGGCGGTACAAAATCTATTAATTTTTTAGCTTCTTCCACCGTTTCAACCAGCTTTGACCTCTTTGTGCCAAAGTCAACACGATAACCACTTTCTTCCTCATATTGCAAGATCGGATAACCTTTATAATTTTCGATGTCTTTACGATTCAGCATAATGTTCACCGCCATTTTTTACTTATATTATTAGCGTTAACGCTAATAATTGTCAAGAAAAAGTACGGGCACCCTACGGGGTGTCTTTGCTTTATGTTTCGAAATCAGAAAGGACGGTTTATCAAAATGGAATTGGAAAAAATGAGCGAGTTAGAGTTTGTTGTCAAGACAGCAATTAAAACCAAGCAGAGTCTAGGGCTACTTATTGAAATGCCTGGTTTTGAAATGCCTGAGATGATTGTCAATCCTGTTGAAAACTTAGAGAAGAAACTCGAATATTACAAGAATACTTATGATGAAGATTTGGAGCACAAGCGCGCAAAAGGCATCAGAATTATAGGGTATACTTTTTGCTAAAAGTTATGTCGCATAATCAAATACTAACCCTCGAAAATGCTCTTAAACCCTTGGTATCACTGGTTTGTAGATATATCCGGTTGTAGACGCATTATGTCTAGCAACGAAGGCAAAAAAATAACGCCTTTCGAGGCGTTTTATTGGACAAAATACTGATCATATGACTGCTTTTTCTTTTCGTCAGTAAGGCTTACGTAGGTCATTGTTGTGTTAGGATCGGAGTGCCCGAGTAGCTTCTGCACAGCTACCAGTCCGGCACCATTTTGCAGCATTAGAGTTGCAAAGGTATGACGGAATACATGCGTATGCACGTTTTTCTTAACCTCAGACCGTGCAGCAATAATCTTAATCTCTCGCTGGATGCCTTTATTCGAGAGCCTCCGAAATGGTTGTCGCTGGGTGATGAATAACGCATCGACATTATCAGTTCTCCGCATGAGATATTTCTTAAGGTGGTACATGGCCTTAAAACCAAAGTAGACTGTTCGCTCCTTGTTACCCTTCCCGACGACCAGTACGGACATCGCCTGATAGTCTATATCCTGACGGTTAAGCTGTTGTACTTCGGATAATCGGGCTCCGGTGGCATAATAGACTTCGATCATGGCACGTTCTCTCGGGGTTACGCATGCTTCTCTGATCATCTCTAACTCTTCAATGGTGAGTGATTTTGGGTTACGCCGTTCCTTCCGCGGGGGCTTAATTCGGCGGGTTGGATCCTTTGGAATTATTTCTTCGTTCGCAAGCCAACCGAACATACTCTTGAGGACTGATAGGCGCTTGGAGATTGAAGATGTTTTGAGATGTTCGAACTCGCCCAGGTAAATCCTAATATCTGACGTGGTGACTTCATCCGTGGCCTTGTGGACGTGCTCGCTAAAGATCCGGAGTTCAAGGGTGTAACAGTCTAAGGTTATCTGGCTCAGACCTTCGAGTCTTTTACCAGCCAAGAACAGTTTGATTTTCTGCTGTAGGTCAGGATGACCATGCGGGATCAGCGCAGGTTTGATATCGTACTGGGACAGGATACCGGTTATGGTCTGTTGAAGTTTCTGTTTGTCCTCTTTGGGGCAAGATAAGGTAACAGCGCACATTATCTGTTCGAGTAGGATCTCGGCAGTCGAGCTAAGTATTTGTTGAGACATCTCTTTTCGCTCCTCTTTATTTTGGCCGGAGCGCCATGGTATAATCGAAATGTAAGACGCTCCGGTGTCTTTCTGTAAGCACTCGTCTAGGCCGGCAAGCTAAGGACGGGTGCTTTCTATTGCGTTGGCTAGCATCATTACTTCGTGGCTTCCAATCCATGTAGTTGCCACACGGTTTCTACTTAGGTCAAATATCCCGAATATGGTACCGTCTTGGACTATGCACCGTGCCTTTTCTTTGTTCTGATCAGATGTGCATCGAATAATCGCAAGCGGTACCGCACACTCTTCCATAGATGTAACCACTTTTCTGAGTTTTTCGGGCAGATCCTCAAACGCGCACTCTTTTTTCACTGTTCATCCCTCCTTCACTTCGTGGGCCCTATGAGTGAACAACCATTTTCCAAGTGGTTTTGAGTAGTAGTATTCTTTGCCGCATTTACTGCAGGTGATATTATGACCCTTTTGGGCCTTTGTAGTAATGCCACAGCAAGTTAATCGTTTCAAGCTAATCCCTCCTTCACGCCGGTATTGGCCCCGGCTTGGCCTTGCGGGTTTATTTGGTGTAAGATTCAAGGATCGAATTAATATCCTGGTCGAGTTCGATTGGATCCACCGTACACATGTAAGTGTTTGCTATACGTTCGAATGCCTCAATTTTTTGACCATCGCTCAATAAGAGAAGATCGGATAATGTCATTTTTCGTTTTCCCCTCCGTCTTAATCCTTAACTTCTTGGCGTTTATAATCAACTTCTTATCTATAATATACATGAAATTTACCAAGAAGTCAACTAAAACAATTAACTTATTGACGTTTTTTATTAACTTTGCTATTATTGATTTCAGGAGAGTGATAGCGTTGATTATAAATAAATTGAGTGAAGTTATGGGTAGAAAACGTTTGAAGATATCGGATGTACTAGGGGGAACAGGGCTTGCTCGGAATACTGTTGCGGAGCTATATCATGGTCGAGTAAAAAGGGTTGATCTAGAAACTTTAGATAAGCTCTGTAACTACTTAGACGTAGAGCTTAGTGAACTATTGGAGCATAAAAAAGACGTCGGGGATTAACCTCGGCGTTTGGTGTATTTAAGGTTTCTCCTAACCGTCAATCGACGGTTATTTTTATGGGTAGCAACGATAAGAGGTGAAAAGGACGGTGTGCTAATGACAGAGCAACAAGGGTTAATGTCGGATATTCGGGAGCGTTTAGCAAGGCTCGAAACAAAAATTGACAACCTAAACGACCTAAGTAAAAAAGTAGATGACATGTCCACTAAAGTGGCAGAGGCTGAAGCCCGTTCGAAATCTAATACTCACCGCCTCGACAAACTGGAAGAAGCAAATACTTGGCTCTGGCGTAAAATCGTCGGGGCCATTATTGCTGCCGGAATCAGCGGCGGCATTGGGGCGTTGGCTATTTTTAGGTAGGGGAGAGTGATACTAAATGAAAGCAGTCATAAACTACGGCCACGGTCCCAAAAACGTTGGCTATGATCCGGGAGCCATCGGCCCTACAGGATACAAAGAAGCTACGCAAAACAAGGAAGTTGGCGAGTTGGTCGTTGCGAAACTCAAGGCCAACAGCTGGGAAATCCTAGCGATCCAAGACGGAGACCTGAACGATGTTACCGACCAATCTAACAACTACAAACCTAATGCCTTCCTCTCGATCCACGCCAACTCCTTCGCCGATCCGAGCGCTCATGGGGTTGAAACCATAGCTCTGGGACCTGGCGGAATGGGGGAAAAAATAGCCCGGGAGATCCAAAAAGAGCTGGTAGCGGCCACTGGGCTCACAGATCGAGGTGTTAAGTTTTCCAACCTGCACGTACTCAGGGAGACAAAAGGTTATCCTGCCGCGTTGGTGGAGATTGGATTTATCTCGAATCCTGCAGAGGAAGCGTTGATGAAACGGGATAGCTGGGATGAGCTCGTAGCATTGGCGATCTGCAGGGGATTTAGCCGGGGGTTGGGAGTGCCTTATGTAGAGTGGAAGGAGGCGATAGACGTGTTGGAGGTAGCAGTCTTACTCAATACAAAGGAAGACTATTGGGCCGGGGCCGACGTGGCCGCCAAGAATGGTAACTGCGCGATGTTTGTTCGTGGGACTGATCGGTCGGTGCCGAAGGATGCGATGAGCGCGAAGAGGTTGATTGTAGTTGGTGGGCCGACGACTGGGCACCCAGGGGAAGTGCTGATGAGTGGGAAAACGAAGTTCGATACAGCTGCAGCGGTTGGGAAGTATTTAGGATAGTGCCCCTACTTGATGATTTATGGGTAAAATGCAAAGATAATTGATACCCCACAACTCAAGTACCACAAAGGATAAGGAGTCTATCTAGTTTATTTAGCCTATTAAATCAAGTCAATACATTTCGGAATAGTATACCGTCTGTATACCAGTCTACTAACGGTATACTTACTACCTAAATTGGCAAGCGCTTGCCAAAATGAGAAAGGGGAAAAGCGTGAGTATTATACTTATCCTACTAATAATCGTGGCGTGCTTACTAATTTTAGGTGCATCAAGTCAACCGCACATGCGGAGTCCGGAACACCCTAAAATTAGGCGCCCTATGGAAGGAAAAGCAGGCAAATGACCTGCTTTTAATTTTTGCTCAAAATGAAAGGGAGGTAATCAAAATGTCTTACAGCTTAAATTCGCCATGCTACGCGTGTTCCAAGAAAGAAACTTGCAAAGATGAATCAAAAATCAAAGACGCAATTGCCAAAATTCACGAAACTACTTTTGAAGATGGGCACCAGGGCTCAGGGCAAATTGTATTAGCATGCGTTACTCAAAACAGACCATTATGGGTTCCAAAATAAAATTGGCAAGTGCTTGCCAGAATGAAAGGAATGATCTCTATGGAAAAGAAATGGTGGGAATCTAAGACTGTAGTAGGTGGCCTCATAGCAGTGGGTGCGGCTGTAGCTGGCGCGTTTGGTATCGCTATTGATACAGATACACAGGATCAGATAGCCGAGTGCGTTGTGGTGGCCGCTACGGCTATAGGTGGATTGTTGGCGATCTATGGTAGAGTGAAAGCGGAAAGTAAGATTAAATAAGGACATAGCGAAAGCCCTCTCGCCTTAATTGGTGGGAGGGCTTTTTTGCGTTTAAACTTATTGCTACACTCTTTTTATCTTAATAAATTAGCAAGAATGCGTATAACCCGATGTAGGGTAAGCATACTGTAAACCAGTAAAAATATAAAAATTAATGTCATTATTTGAAGATTAAGTGTCGTTGTACCTGTAAAGGCAATGGCTGAAATACAATAAAAGGTTAGGAGTAAGGAAACGGTTATAGAATCAACCATGTATCGAAGTATATGATCATAAACACTTCGCCCATCTGCCCTTGTAACTTGCTGTAGGCCTTGTACAATTTGTTTTTCGGCAAGAGCGTAGAAAATTGTTAAGGCTGTTGCAAGGAATCCCACCGAAATGGCGCTAAAGTTAATCGTCGCTGATAAAACGTCTTTTAGAATTACTAAAGAACATTTATCTAAATTACGTACAAAGAAGAATGAGAGAACAACAAATATAATGCTTAATAAAAGAGGGTGAAATCGTTCCCATTTATAAGCCAATATTATCATCTCCATTCTCAGAGAAATTGAGCAAGAATCTCCTGTCGCCTATTATTATACGCTGTAAGTAGGAAATTGTACATTAATTCCTTTGTTAGAGGATTCTGGCGATTAGCATTGAACAAATTCACCTCAACCATGCGGTCATGTAAAAGGTCAATTGGCAATACTCTTTCATCCTCTTCCTCTTTACCATATATCTTTAATACAGAAACTTGTTCACGATTGCTTAAAAGGGTTTGAATAATCCTTCGAATGGGATTTGTGTTCAAGGACGAGTTGCGCTCGAGGCTGTCCGATTGAAGTTCAAGGGAAATTTTTCCTCCGTTAGTAGCGCGTAAGATGTTGATTAAGGCTTGAGTGCTATCATCAGGATTTACAAAAATATTAGTGTTCGTGGGTACGGCAAATTTAAATTCGATTCGTTTAATGAAGTTTTGATGAGCCATCCTTGCTAATGCATCCCTAGTAAGTACTGGTGATAGCTCAAATTGATTAGGATTATCTACTAGGAACTTTGATATGTATTCTCTGAAAGCCCCGGACTTTGTGCCATAATGATTATACTGCATTGCTATGACTCTTGTTCTTGGATCATAAATGAATGATGCTTCTTCTCCGACGCCCTCATTTTCGGCTAAAACAAAGTCATCTACTTCCCCATTAAGGTTTGCTCGTTTTGGTATTTCATTCATACGTATTTTTACAATTGTCCCCAGCCAATAGCCTGCATCTAAAAAAAGGTGGTTTATTGATGCATATTCTTTTCCGATCCGTTTTGTTCGATCGGGAATTGGAGTATTTTGTATTGTCTCGAATACCGACTCCAACGTGATTTCGGGTTCAATGATCCCAAAAAAATCAATATTAATGCTCATACCCAATAATTTCCTCCTCAATACTTAATAATAAATTCTAAATATTTAAATTTCGACAGTTAAGTTTCTATTCCTACCTGTGACACTCTTAATGGTTATACGACTATTTTTGCACAAAATAAGAGGCCTTGTTGTTGGACCTTCTTGTTTTGTGAGACAGGTTTCCCCTTACTTCGCAAGCAAGTTATGAGATGATTAGAGTTAATGAGAGAAGAAGAGTTTGGAGGAAACCTAGAATGAGTACTGAAATGGAAAAATGGCGAGATGGTTATTACAAAGAAATGGGAACCACATATAAGAATCATGTTAACAAATTTGTTGATTATCTCAAACATATTGGAAAGGCTGATATGCCAAATATGGTAACCCTTGATGATGTTCGTAATTGCGTAGGTCATTATGTTAAGTATGGAACACTGCGGGCAATAGGAACTATGGAATCACATTTAGAATCTTTAAAGAGTTTTTATGACTACTTGCTTAAAACGGGTAAATCTCAAGATATATTTTCTCAAATGAATTATGAAGAATTTAAAAATAATCTATCAATTCAATTTCATTTAGCCGAAAAAATTGGAAGAGAAACGTTCAGCGTAGAAACTATGATAGACATACTATCAAAACTAGATAATTACTTAGAAGTTGATTACTATAAATTAAATGGAACTCAGGTTCAAAATAGATACTTAAATTGGACAGCACTGAGTTTATTTATTAAACTTACCCTTGTTGCCCCTGCGAAAAGGCAAGTGATAGGTAATCTTAGGTTTTCCGATTTTGGCGAAGACTTACGATCAGTAGTTGTAAATGAGATAGAACTTGCTATTCCAAACTCTTTGAGGCGTGACTTGAAGAATGCAATAGAATTAGCAAAAAATATAGGTAACGAAAGTATTAAAGCAGATGATGAAATTTTTAAGTTTATTATTATAGGTTCGAATTTCAGTGAGGAAAGCCTTAACCGATGGTTTTGTTCCTTTATTAAGGACCAGCATATTGTAGGAATTAATGAAATTGACAATGAAAAGGATACTTACCCAGTTGAGCCAATTCAGAAAACTGCAATTAGCAATATGGTTAAGGGAAAGGCGAATTTAGCGTATATCTCTAAGGTGAGTGGAATCAAAATTGGAAGATTAGAAGAAGCTTATCATGACGAGATCTTTGAGATTGATCAACAACAGCCACCGGTAAGCGAAGCTATAGATTGGGAAATTAGAAAAAGTAGGTATTATTCTTACATATAGAAGGAGCACAACCCCATGAAAATCCTCGCAACCCCCATCGAAGTCCTAGCCCACTTCGAACTAGACGGCACACCCCACCCGCTCCGCTTCAAACTCAACGGAGAAACAATCAGGATCGAGCAGGTCGTCTCAGTCACCGAAGAGAAGCTGGCCGGCAATCGTATGCTGATCTTCCGCTGCCAGAGCGAGATTAAGGGAGTACTAAAGCCGTTTGAGATTAAGTATGAGTTGGGTACCTGCAAATGGTATCTGTGGAAAATGTGAGAATAATAACCTTTGACCCAAGACATAATACTCCCACTAAATCGCTCGTCCTACTTTACCCTCATCGGAATGGTGGGGGCCTTTTTGTTTTGTATATGTAAAGGGGAGTTGTACTCCTCCCTCGAAGCTGGATCCCGCGACCTCTCCAGCAGTTGGCTGGATCATCGGTTTCGGCCACGTCCCGAGCGGCCATCATCAGGCCGTTAAGTTATTTGGATTCTCCCCAGCTAATCAATCTCCAGCCCTTCCACTGGTGACTAATATTTTTGCGTTTGCCTTGCATAGAGTATTTTATTTTACTTATTCCGTCCCACGCTTGCTGGACTGTACCGTCAAGCATATCAGCGTGATCGCGCAGCCAAAGCTTGAGATTACGGCACTCATATATCCGTCCATCGGGAGCTTGGATAACCCAATCTTTTGCGTTGACATGCGTTTCAAATCTTCCGGTCAGAGGGCGAAGGGGTAACATTTCGTGTGCTTTTGCTAAGGCGACAGTATTTACTCCTGCCTCATATAGCTTTTGACGATGTATTTTAGAGCACTCCGCACTACAGGTTTTAGTTGGATTGCTTTGCGGATCAGCAAAGGTTGACCCGCAAACTATACATATTTTATGATTAGTTTTCCATTTTGCGTAGCAATCCATGGAGCAGGCGCTTTTATTGCGTCCTTTGGGTTTGCCACAGATGGGACATATTTTATTCATCCTTTCTCATATCCTCTATTAACTTTTTAATCTTAGCATGCTCATCATCAGTAACATAGATTACCTGTTTTTTGCGTCCGGTCGGCTTACGTCCGGCTCCAGGGCGAAAACCACCATGTTCAGCTTTCTGCATAATTTACATCTCCTATTCCCACGCTTCAGAAAATTCACTATCCGCAAATAATTCAGCGAGCCCGCTAATCTGCTTTAACCTTAGTACCTCATCTGGTTCCATGCCTAATTCTTTTGCAATCTTATTGTCACTCCAATTACGACGTGATAACTCTAAAACAATATCGCTCATGGCAGTTACAGCATGCTTTCCTCTTGCCCGATTATGGCGAATAGTAGAAGCTATGCGGTCACCTTTATCCAATCTGCTAGCGTTGATAATTGTGATAGGCAGATAACCATGCACGCGGATGCGGACATTTTCGCATTCTTTACCGACCCTGTTACGGTGGAATCCATCGACAACCTCGTAGTGATCATCATCCCAGAAACTAACAATAGGCTGGGTATAACCATCTTCACTGATGCTATGTTGGAGTAATTTCATTTCTGGTGGGGCAACAGTGTTAGGGTTATAGTCATTGGCTTGGACTTGTTCTCCTGGGACCCATATAACACAGTCAACAGGATCATCCTTAAAAGGACTTATTTCATGTAGTGCCAGTTTGATCTTATTGATTCTGGCGATGCGTTCATCAATCGGCAATGTGGCTATCTCTTTTAAAATATTTTCCATTCACGCCGTCTCCGTTTCATCAACTTTTGATATTTCTCGTAAGCGTTAGACTTTGTTTGAGTAAATGACAGCCCTTTTCCCCAGTAATCATTGCGCAAAAGCATCTTACAAATACGTCTCCAACTAGGAACCTTTTTTGCCGCCTCGTCTTTCGGATCTGCAAAATCAGGTATTCCGCGAGAATATCCTCTATCCTCGTACCATTTTAAAAATACTGCAACCTTATTCTCGAAGTGTTCCTTGGTTCTGTCCGGCATGCTAGAAAGGAGCATCATTGCGAAGGATTCCCAAGTGTGCCCATCTGGCTTCGTGATTTTGATATTGCCCATAATATTTCCTGTTTCTTGAACGTAGAGAGCGCCATGATTCGCTCCGCTTACCCTGGCAACAATCTTGCCCCAAGTCTCTGGCTCAATGATGTGAAACAGCCACAACCCGCGCCTCTGATCGTCTCCGTAAGGCTGACAGATCCGCATTTGATGGATGGTTAATCCGGCTTGGTGCATCAAGTCATAAAGTTTGTTATATGGCTTATCAAGCTTGGCATTATATGTCCAGATATCGGATGTTCTCCAGTCGTAAATAGGGTAGACGTTGTATAAACCTTGACCTAACCATGTAGTATATCCCTTATCCTCAAACTTCGATTTTTTACCAACTATGGTGCGATATCGGTTCAATGACTCATCAGACCTAATGCCGACGAAACAGGCTGTAAGTTTTCCATCGCCAAACCATCGCCCAAACTCCGGGACAAATTCTTCAAACTCCATATCGTAATGGTAAAAAGGGAAATAGGTGCGATCCGTAATCGCTATCTTGGGTGGTTGGCGCACCCATTCAACGTTATTTCCCCAGCAAGTCCATTTTGGTTGATATTGACTCACAGCATTTCGCAGGGCAATAGGGAGTGACACCCAATAAGGCTCGATATGGTCTGCATAGTGAGCGTACATATGCTGGATGTGATCAATTGTAATTTTGTACTGGGCTTCTAAATCAACAAACAGTACACCTACTTTACGATTGCGTTTAATGGCCTCACTCATGACCAAGTGGAGCATGACGCTACTATCTTTGCCTCCGCTAAAGCTTACGTAAATGCGGGGGAAGTTATCAAAGATGTAGGTTATTCGTTCTCTAGCTGCTGTGAGGACGTCGATTCCGAGCGGTTTTTTAGCCATTTCTCAACCCCCTGGACAAAATATTTAGTCTTTACTTTATCTGCTTTTACAATTTCAGCACAATAATTGTAATTATTTAATGCCTCCATAAGCGATTCCCACAAATTATGGTGGGTATTATTAACGGAAGAATATGCGAATTTACTATTTTGCAGTGATTTTACGAGTTCATTAATGTCCATTCGCTCACAAAGCATTCTTAAGTACTTATTAAGTTTCGAAACGTCAATCCGCATTGTTTCGGAAATGAATTTTCTTTGCTCATCGGTTAGATCCCCAATGACGGTCATATTTAAAGCCGCATAATGAGTTTGCTTTGAAGAAGTTATACTATCTGGTTCTGGTTTACTGGGTTCATACCCCATGCTCCTAAGCTGATCTATAACATCCTCTTCGGTTATCTTGATAATGTCCCCATCATTACTTACAATACAAAAATACTTATCTACATTTTTCCATGATGTCTGCGACTTAACTTGGTAGATGTGTCCGGACTCAAGAATGTATTCAGCCATAATTCCTCTTGATCCCTTGGAATTTGATCTCGAATATTCCTTTTTGTACTTCAAAAAGTTACGAAGGTATTTATATTTCGGATCGAATCCTGTTATTTCAGCAACCCATCCAGAGGAAGGCGTGTTGCCGAATGTAACATCGCCAATACCGGGTAGTAATTCATTAGATAAATTCCTGTAAAGCTTGTTTAATTGCCGAACATCATCGCCAAATAGCTCAATCTCAAGATAAGCTTTCATTCATGATTCTCCTTATCTTTTAAGGGGCTAACGGTTTAGTATTAGCCCCTTTGATTCTATTAGCTTTTATACTTCTAACATAAGCAGTCGCACAATGCTACTTCATCATCACATATAACTCCATTATCATTTTCAAATACCGGAGAGCCATCCACATAAATCCTTAGTCGATTGCACTGAACAGAGTAACGAGCTTCTTTTTTTGATCCGTTTCTCGCAAAGGGGTTTTCCTCGCTCGAATACACTGGTGTTCCATTCTCGTTGTACTCGTTAAAATCCGATAGATCTATGTTGAACGATTTTAAGTACTCATCACCTTTTAGTAATTTTTCCTTAAGCCTACCATGGATGGACTGACATTCTTCTAATGTTATCTCTCCGAACACCTTTAATTCGGTGTATGCCCCGAATGAGTGGTTATGGTCGCTGCTTTGGCTGTAGACGAATCCTGACACATGAGAAAGTTTTTTCATTTTCATTTCCTCGCTCTCATTTCTTAATCTTGATATAAGTATACCAAAATCAAAAACATACGTCAACATGATTTTAGTGTATTTTAATCAAATTGCATAATTATTTACAAACAAAACAGCCCCCCAGCTTTCGCCAGGGGCCAATATTATTGTTTCGGCGGCTCCATCATTATAGTCAATAATTCCATTAACCCTTCCATTAATAGTTCCATTCGATCTTCGCGTTACTGGAATCGTTACTGGAATTGCAAGAAACCTTCAAACCCTTGCGCACCAAGGCTCAGAGGTATGTCAGTGGGCGAAATAAAAACACACTTAAAATCTCGTAACATATACCCTTTTTTCTATAAAATAAATACCCCGATCGCTCGGCCCGCAGGGATCGATGCGAAGGGGGTAAGCTGTGTCTAATTAGTCGATTCCTTTGCCTTTTTTATCTCCTGTACCGTTTTCTCGATCTCCCTCACCGACTCAACCAGCCCCGCATTTGCTTGGCGTACTCCATTCCTGACAGCTGCCCTGATGATGCCGTAGAAGAGGATGAGGGACAAGAACCACAGACAGAGGAAGAGGAGGAAATTAGGGAGGAGGAATGCGTCGCGCATGGGATCATTCCTTTCAATGGTGGTTAATCATTCTGTGACGTTATGGTAATCGTATCAGTCTTATAATCAGATTTAGCCGTAACATTCTGAAGGATTAATGCTCCAAAGGCATTTTTAGCTCTGTATGTCATTTTAACGATTAAGTGGTCTCCTTTATCTGAGTATGTCGTTTTTTCGTGATCGAAGCTCTTTGGGTCGTTTAAGTTCTTTTTGAGTAAATCTACTAGATGGGTATGCGATCCGTCCCACGAACTAAACTGCCCCTTAATCCATGCTTGGTATTTCTTTTGAGCATATAGCCTTTCAAAATCTGCTTTCACCTCGGTCTTTTCGGCATCTGTTAGACGGTTGAAATATTTGTCTTCGATTTCTGCGAAATGCTTCAATTCATCTTCGGAAAATAATTTATATTGAGCCATTATTAATAATGCCTTATCAGAGTCTGTAATCTTAGCTGCCTCGGCCTTTTCCTGAGCTATCTGTTCGGCGGTCTTCCCTGATTGTGATGCTGTCGTTGGCGCCGTTGCGTCCTCGCCTCCAATAATACTACCAACCGTGCCAAATATGACTAGATAACCTACGATAGCGACAGCCATTTTCCACTTAGTCTTTGATCGAAAACCGAGAATCTTATTCCACCATTTTCGAGGAATTTCCTCTAAGCGTATATTAGTGTTTGCCTTAACTAAGGCGGCAACATCTTTACCCTTTTGGTTTACCTTCAATTCATAGGTTCTTGTGTCGCTTTTTAAGATAAAGACTGACTGGGTAAACAAATGGTCAACGGTTGCGCTAGTCCAGTTCTCCCACTTCTCCTCGGATAACTTGCTGGCAGACCCATTCTTAAAATCGTACTGCTCAAATCCAGTGGTCGAAAAGACTAAAAATGAATTCAGTTTACCCTGAACATCCGTGACAAGTGCCGGAAAAATTCCTAACTGATTTAAATAAATTTTAAATGCGTCTATCGGTTTTTGTTGTTTCTCTTTCTTTGCCATTCAACACACACTCCTAATCCTTTACATACAATTGTCTTTCTTCCTTATAAATTAGAGGATTCCTGCAACTCGACAGGATTAATGGTTTTACGACTATTTTGCAGCGTTCTTCTCATCACCTCCTTGGCGCGTAATAGGTGCAGGAAGGTGGGTGACAAACTTGGCATAATTCTCGTTGCACTTTATCAGATTCAAACTGTGATAGCGTTTGAGGTTCAGTAAATCCTCTTCTGTGTATGGGTACAATTCGCTCTTAAGCTCATCAAAGTTCTTTTTATCCGACCCGCTTATTAGCATGTAGGAAGCATTGGCAGTGCGTAAGTCCTCCCTGATCTGCTTGATCTGGTTTAAGTAATGGCAACTGATGATAGGCTTCAGATTAAACTTAGGGAGTTGGCTTAACTTCTTCGCCAGAAATTTCTCCGCATTCCTGACCTGGTAAAGCTCATCGATTTCTAGATTAACCTTAGTCATTTTGGATCTATCAATATTTTGGGCATCAAACTGGGCTTCCCGGATCTGCAACGCCAGCCATATTTTAGTTAGCCAGTATGTTACATATACGTCCCGTTCATTGTCAGTAAGGAACATTCTTTGTGGCATCTTGATAACGATCAGTTGATTCTTTTGGATCTCCCTTACTAGGTCGATATTGTTCTCGCTGCCTTTTTTGAGCATTGTCTCGAGGTAAGCGTTGACCTTTAGTTTCTGCAGCCGGTCGACTGCACCGGTGATTAGGTGCATCCGGGTACCGACTACTTTACCTTTTTCGACGGTATCTAGCTCGAGCAGGTACCCAATATATTCTTCCATGTTTTCCATCTGCTCCTCGGGTGTGTTTTCGATGAAAGACTTACGGATTTTATAATTCATCAGCACCGCAAATACGTCTTTAATATTCCCGTTAGTCAAGAATACGACCAAAGCAGCACTTTCGAAGTATCGGCCCATGCGAGCTGTGAAGTTAGCGTCATCCGCGTTTATGCTGTCTACGAGGGTCATAAGGAGGGCTGTTTGCTCCTTGGCATTCTTATATTGGACAAAAGGATCTGTGCTCGGCGGAACTTCGTTATATCCCAGGCCTTGCAAGGTGTCCCAATTATCACACCTTAGTTCTAATACCTTATCCGCAGGGAAGGAGCTAGCTATCTCAGTGCTAAGCTGGCAGCTCCCAATATAATCCGGGATAATAACGCACTCCCCAGCTTCGATAGCGTCTCTGGCGATGTTTGCCAAATACTTAGATTTACCCGCTCTATTTGGGCCGATCAATACGAGGCCCAGCATCCTGTATTCGGCATCAGTACTCATATAAACTTTTTGGCAGTTACCCTTAAATGTATTGGTGCCTAAACACATCACGCCCGTAAGGAGTTCTTCGGGTACTTCTGATTCTAGCGTTCCAATCCGTTCAATAAACTTGTGCTTCTCCAGTAACTCTCTGCCGGGCAGCGCAATAAAATTAGAGCATTCATTTTCACTGGCCTTAAAGGAAGCGGCTCCCTTAATCCTCGTGGCTAACGGGTTAAACTTGCCATACAAGCGCTTATGGGTTAAAGAGTTATCCTCCGAGATCGTATCAAAACTCTGGGCAAGACTCTTGGCATTGTTGTATTGCTGCATCTTATCCTTGCTTTCACTTAGCACTAAAATTTGAGTATCTAGAACCGTACTCTTACCCTTGGACAGGGTGTATTCTGAAATAATCTTAGTATTTCTGAGGCTGGAGATAATCTGATCAAAAACCTCGCATTCCTTACTTCGCGTTGCTTTTTTGTTTTCCCCAGCAAGGAGTGCGCTTGCATTGTTCACGAGTCCATTTATTTGAGAGAATGCCCATTTAAGCAGGTATCCTACGTTCGCAACATTTTGGTCAACAGGGAGATCACTACGCATCTTCGCTATGGTTTTCTTATACTTAGTAGGCCACGAGAATTGGGACGTAGGAATGAAGTTGTAAAATATACCCACGCTGTCGCCATCCTCCATGATGTCTACGATGTTAAGGTTTGCCTCTAGCAGGTCATTGTTGCGTTTGTCTACGGCCAGACTTAAGCCGTCTTCCTTGCGGTAAAACAGGTGATACTTGGTTGCGGAATCCCCAAACGCAGGGATCGTAGTTATATCAGTAACAGGTTTCGCCGTGAGTCCTTTCCAAGTGCCGGATAGCTTCTCTTGGAGAATGTTGGCGTACTGCGTAGGGACAATAAAGTAGAACTCAATTCGCTTCTTTTCGATGTAAATGAAGTATGAAACCTTAAGTGCTAGGGCTACCGAATACTTAGTGCCGATCATGAATTCTCTACCCAGGATACTGACAAGTTTTCCTTGTTCAACCTTGATGCTTCGCTTAATGTCTCGGTAAAGAGATCCGATGGTCGTAGCGATATTGGAAGTGCCGTTGTTTAATATAGAGTTGTTAGGCGTTAATTTGATATAGGTGTACTCAGGCTTAACAAACGCTACGTAATCACTAAGCCTAATAGATTTCATAATTTCAAATCACCTCCTACTTTAGATTTAAGTACGGGGCTGGATCCACCGAGTGTTTACCTTTGTCTAAACGTATCTCGAAATGAACATGAGGGCCGGTGGACTTTCCAGTGTTTCCGGATAAAGCGATGACTTCTCCTTTGTTTACCGGTTGGCCAACTATAACTAATACCTGACTATTGTGGGCATACATTGTTTGAGTACCGTCTGGATGATCTACCTCTACTACATTACCGACTATGTTACCTTTGTACCCCGCAAAGCTTACAGTGCCCGACTTGCTGGAGCGGACTTTGGTGCCCTCGCTTACAGCGAAATCAATGCCGTGATGAAATCCTCCGTCACGTGGGCCAAAAGGGGAGGACACAGGGCCGGATACCGGAGCAATATAATCTGATGCAGCAATAGGAGCTGCTTGGGCGGGCGGGCCAAGAACGGCCACAATCATAATGTAGGCGACTAACAAGATTCCTGCATAACGAATCCCTTGCTTCAGTCCTCCGGCGTAAAGTATTACAAGTATGGTACAGCCAAGCACTGTAACTGTGTGCATATAGCTCATGAATAGATCGGGTTTAGCGGTAATTAAGGTAACAAGGGCCATTAATAGCCCGCCTTTTAGTGCCAATGCCAGCATAAATTAACCCCTCCTAACTCAAGAACCCCTCTATCTGCAGCACAATATTAGGTATCAAGATGATTAAAGCAACACAGGCAGCATAGGCGATAGACTTCTCCTTAATTCCATCGTAGTCTCCATTAAGGGCGCACTGAATTGCGTCTAACGCCCACTTACCGATAATAATCCATTTGCCAACGGAGAATATTTTTTTGTAGGCGCGCATTCCCCCATCATCTACGCTGCCCGCAGCTAATGCCGTACTAGGGATAAGCAATAAGATAGCGGACGTAAACGCAACCTGGATATAAAAGGATTTATGTCGCTGAAAATGGCTAACAACTTTTACCAACATGATATTTCACTCCTTTTCGGTATATTTCAGCTAGCTGTCGAATAGAGTTTAAAAACTTTAAACTCAATAGGCAGAGTCTAGCCCTCGATCAAGAGCTTCGATATCCTCCGTGATGTTGGGGCTCTTTTTCGTTTTTAGGGCCTTTTTCCTTAAGTCTGATCGTTAGTTCGTGGGCTATTAGTTGTGCATCGGCTGGTGTGATGGAGGTTGGCGACCTATCCCTTGTTCCCATTACACCCATCTCAACCAACTTCAGTCGAACCCCATCCCTGACAATATCGGCCATTTCTCCCTCCTCCAGCTTTAAGTTACTGACGGCTTGTTGGATGTCTTTGTCTCGCTTGCGAAGTCTTGCCCGCAGAATTGTTATGTCGCTCATGTGTGTACCTCCTGTGTCTTGGTTGTGCTACCATCGTGATACATGTGTGTTTCGCTTGTGTCACAAATTACCTGTTAAAGATATATGCCTTGCAAGGTATAATATTACTCGCAAGGACTATTTTTGTATAAAAAAATTCCCTGATTATTCAGGGAAGAGATATTCAATGGGTTTATTTAGGGCTTTCGAGAACTTCCTAGCTGTTTCAAGAGAGATACTTGTCTTCACTTTTTCATTTATGATTCGACTTATCACATTTTGACGTATACCAGTTAGTTCTTGAAGTTCTTTTTGAGTTATTCTTCTTTCTTTCATTGCTTCGCGTAAACGATTCATACTATCACCACAGGAAATATATTCCATATATCGTATCTAAAATCCTTCTTTTTAATGATAATAATCAGGCCAAAGGTAATCAACCTTCTCTCCAAGCGCAAGTGCAATATCTTGAGCAGTAGATAAATAACAATCTTTTCCATTCATGATTTGAGATAAATGAGACTTAGAGTAGCCAGTTATTTCCTCTAAGTCTTTTAGTCTTAAACCCTTTTTAATCATAGCGTCATAAGCCCTGCAACGCTTGTGTTGTTTCAATATCATCACCGAGGCTTAAAGTTCAACAAGAATTGCTTGTTTCCTTCGCTAAAATGGGTATTATGGGAAGTTTATACTTAAGTTAAAATATTGTGTCAAAAATATGCTATATTTAGCGTAAACTATGTAGTTTTCTCACAAGACATTATGACTCAATTCGACATGGTTCTAGGTTTAAACTTATAGGTAGCACCAAGGGAATGACATAAATGAATGGTTGGTAATAGAATAGCTGAATTTAGAAAGGAGAAAGGTTGGACACAAAAAGACCTGGCCGAAGCGGCTAGGTTAAGCAGGGGATACATTGCAGCTATTGAAGAGGGGAATCAGAAACCTAAAATCAAAACTGTAGTAATGATAGCGGGAGCATTAGGAGTTGAGGTAAAAGAGCTTTACGATGATAAATAATGAAATAATTAATTAGCCTTCGACAAATTACCCCTTGATGAATATACGGAACACGTGTTCTAATAAAAAGGCAATAAATGTTCTTGAGGGAGGTTGTATTTTGGGAACAAAAACGAAGGTAAATGAAGATCAATTCAAGAATGAATTTCTCGATGAGGCCAATGTACTTGTGGAGGTCAAGGTCAGTGATGATGAAGGGGAAACATGGCATAGAAGGAAGATCAGCATGGTCGCCGGATTAGATGAATCTGGTCTTTTAGTCGGAGAATTATTTCAATTCAATGGCGAGAAGTATAAGGTCTCAGTGGGCGAAGATGGGCTGATAGCTGAGCCACTAAAAATACCGACTGAGAGGAAATCGAAACAAGGTAGGAAATAAACAAGGAAGCCCGTACACCCCGCAAGAGTTTCGGACTTCCCTAGCAAAATCCCCTCACGAAGGGAATATTTGTAATGTAATTATATCCAGTAGCGCAACTGATGACAAGCTGTAAATATTGAGATGTTGCGTTTTATGCAACTAATTAAGAGAGGAATTGGTTTTATGTTTCAAATAACTTTAAAGACAGCAAGGGAATTAAATGGGCATACATTAGAGGAAGCGGCAAAATGCTTAGGTATGAATATGGATAATTATTGTAATGTAGAGAATGATCCTAGTCAAATACCGCTGAGTTTAATTTGTGAAATAGTAGTCTTTTATGGTGTTGCGATGAGTATTATATATCCAGGAACAGAAGCCGAATGCATAAAGCACAATCAAAAGCTCGTTATTAATAGGGGTAACAATTAGGTAACGCAATCATACAAATGGCTATTATTTAGTATTAAAGATATTGCAGTAATAAATTGTAAATAAGGCGTAAAGCCTCGATTTTACGCACTCTTGTAGTATACCGTTAAAGATATTTCTTCCTATTTAAAGTACCTATTTTATGGGCGGCATGATGTAAGCGAAAGCTTACAATCCGCTCGTACCAATGGACTGAGCGTTTTAAAAACTCATAATTTCCTCCTGGGGTAACGAAAGGGTAACGCAATCACATAAAACATATTCCATACCCATGGATGGTATGGAATAATTAGAGGCTTTTCATGAGTTCGCTGAACTTTTGGGAGGCCTCTTTTTTCATTGCTTTTGTAGTGTGCATATAAACCAACCTTGTTGTTTTATCATCCTTGTGTCCTAGCCTCTCCATGATCTCGGGGAGACTTACTCCAGCTTCAGCCAAGAGAGAGGTGTGGGTATGCCGTAAAGAGTGTGGAGTTAGTGAAGTATTTAAACTAGCGATTTTTAAAAGGCGGCGCATTCTGTTTTCTATCGTTTTTATGATTTCCGGATAACCAAGGTACTTAACCTCTTTGGTGAATACAAAATCTTTATCATGCCATGTGCTACGGTTCTCCATCTTGACAATATTCTGTTCGGACTTGTGCTTCTTTAGCTCCTCTAAAACAACTCCATCCACTGTTATTTTGCGCTTTAGCCCGTTCTTTGGCAGTACGAGCTTGTATTTTTTAATATTGTTATTTGGGTTATATAACGTCTTTGTGATATTGACTGCACATTCATCGAAGTCAATATCTTTCCATTTAAGGGCGCACAGTTCCCCGACTCTCATGCCGGTATAGGCCAACAACATGAACACCTGATAATCTTTATCTAAGCCCTTATTTTTAGCTGTTTTCAAGAATAAGGACAGTTCATCTTTCTCCATGTATTTTATTTCCTCTTCTTCGTCCTCCAACTCATCAATAGATTTAGTCTCGTCCCTTGGCAAATAAGCGTATTGTGTAGGATCGATTTTTAATTCTCCTACTTCAAGTGCCCTTTTGAAAATCATCCTCGCGGTAACGTGTATTCCTTCAAGGGTTTGTCGACTTAAACCGCCTTTGTCATTTCCTTTTTTATCTTTACCCTTACCGTGCTCCTTGAGGTCAATAAGGGCATTTTGATATTGCTTCAAAGTTATATTCTTAAGCTTTAGTTTCGCAAAGTATTTATTTAGATGCGCAAGCTCATGTATGCGAATCCTTATTGTTCCGTCTTTACGTTGTCTCTTTCCGGAGTTTTTATAATAGTCCATCCATTCCTTAGCAAATTCCTCAAAGGTTAGATTTGACTCTTTAATAAATGCCCCCTGTACTACCTCATCTATAACCTTCGCAACTGCCAATTGGGCAGCTTTTTTTGTTTTAAAGCCTCCTTTCTTTGTCTGATCACGTCCGCCGGTCTTAGGGTCAACACCAACATCAACAATGTAGTACCATGTTGCTCCACAATTGCATTTCTTTTTGTCAGCACATTTGCATTTCGGCTTATATACATGGCCTTGCATCGGCCCCTACTCCCTTCTCTTGAGGCAGTCGTTGTCAACCAATAAAACTTCTTCTAGATATAGCTTTAGTCGCTTAATCCCGTACTCATTAAGGAGATTGATTCCTTTTAAATTGTCCTTAAAATTGAAATCCGGCTCATCGCTTTTAATAAATTTTCCTGTTGCTAAATAGTCAACAGTTACATCGAAGTATTCTGCAATCTTAACAGCATTGTCGAATTTAATATCCTTCAATTGCTTCTTAATTATGCTATCAAGCGTTGTGTACGGTATCCCTGTGTCTTTTGCAATATCAGATATCTTTACTCCTTCTTCTGCCATAAGCTCCCTAAACACTTCCCAAAGTTCCAATTCTCCGCACCTCCGTTCACTGTATTGTACATAAAAATATTACGAATATCAATGTATTATTTACGAAAAGTAGTAATATTATTCTTGACTCATTACGAATATTCGTATAATATTAAAATAATATTACGAAGTATCGTAAAGGAGAGGAGCGGGGTGACGATGGAGCAAATGTTTTATCCTACGTTTAAGGCGGAAGTTGCGCGTAGGGGATTAAAGCCTGTTGACGTAGTGGTTGCAGCCTTAAATGTTTCCCCTAAGACGGCATACAACAAAGTCACCGGAGTAACGGCATTTACGTTAAACGAGACTGCCGCAGTCAGGGACAAGTATTTTCCAGAGATGACTATTGATGAATTATTTTTACCAACACAGGTATCAACGCAAGAGGAGGCGCAGTAATGAATGAGCTTCCCGAAATGCTAACAGCAAAACATATAGCTACACACCTCGGGATATCCCGTCGTCGCGTTTACGAATTATTCCAATTGAAGCCAGAGTTTGGAGGTATTCCGAACTTTGAGATCGGACTTTCCAAGAGGGTTGAAAAGAGTGACTTTCTGAAATGGATCGCGGATCGAAAGCGTGAAAAGGCAAGCTGATATCTAACCTTGTGAAAAAGTTGACTATAGGAGATACCTTACTCCGGTGGAATTAGTCCATTCCTCATCACCGATTACCTTGTTGTTCAAAGTATCTCACGAAAGCAGGTGCAAATAAATGTCAAGAATCGCAACTAAATGTGCGGATAATGCATTCCATATTGCGCGAATAAACGCGATTACGAGCAATGAAATGTTTAGCAGCCGCGAAGGCGTAGCGGAGATCACAGGTATAGAGCGAACAAGACTTGGGCGAATTGAGGCCGGAACCCTAGTTCCTTACCCAGAAGAAGTGTTATTACTGGCTCACGTTTATAATGCGCCGGAACTAGCTAACCATTACTGCTCCAAGGAGTGTCCTCTCGGCAAGCAAACAATACGTCCGGTTGAAACAGGGGATTTAGACCGTTTAACAATACAGGCACTGTCAGCTTTGCAGCATATAGCCCCAATCAAGGACATGCTTATTGAGGTTGCCGCTGACGGAGTAATTAGCGATGATGAAAGGCCAAAGTTTAAACAAATCCTAGATGCCTTATACACGATTGCAGACAACGCTGAATCATTGAAACTGTGGGCCAAGAAAAACCTTAAATAGAGATTGTGAAAACGTTGGTCATTGGAGGGGGGAAAGTAAAGTGGGTATTAATTTCAAGGCAACGATCAAAAAGGGAAGTCCAATGCCATGCATCTGTGAAATATGCAGTTCGGTAAAAGCACTTCCCGTGGCTGATCGGGACAAAGTCGTCCCGGAAAATAACTTGTGTTTTAAGGCTGAGGATTGGGTTCGTCCATATAAACCATTTACTAACTCAAAGCGAACTGTCTCGTTAACATGTAAGGGATTTTCGCATATGAGAAGTTGCACGTACAGGTAGGAAAGGAGCCCGAGCCCATGGCCACACCAAAATGTAAAACCTGTAACTGGCGAATCTCATCAGGCAAGAAAAGCTACTGTATCCACCTAGGCGCACCCCGAAAAAGAAGAAGTGAACCAGTCTGGATTCCGTCGAAGGAAGCGAAGCCGAGTCCTAGTTGGTGTCCGTTGAGGGTTGGGCAGGAAGGAGGAAGCAATGAGCGAACGATTAACTGCACGAAGCCCTAGGAATGGCATGGCGTATTTGGTCAACGTCAAAGATGATGAACAAGCCCTTGACGGAAGATATAATACGCTTTTATGCGTTAGAGATGCTTTCGAAAGACTCGCCACTTATGAGGAAACAGGATTAATCCCGAGCGAGATCGATGGGCTCAAAACGGCAAGCAAAGAAGCGGCCGAAATCCTTAGAGATATGGTTGACGTGGCAAACGCAACAGGGAGCGCTTATTTGTATCGGAGAGATACCGAAAATGTTTTGAGGATTATTAAGGCGTTGAATGTTTATCCGGCACTACCAATTGCTATTCATACCGACTTGGTAATACCCAAAACAACCCCCGAAATGTGTTCGAACTGTATGCGAGAAGTTGAGATACCAGGAAATGAACCATCAAAATGTCCTGAGTGCGGAGATGATATTTTGCCATGTTCGACTTGTTATGACGAAATTGACGGCAACAAATCTTGCAATTGGGATAAAAGCACTTGGTGCTGGAGGTTCCCAAAAACAGTTTCCACAACTCCCAAGCGGTACGTTGATAATCGTGGTTGGATCTACTTCGTCCGTGCTGGGATAGGAGGAAATACGTTCAAGACGTTTTGCAAGAAGGATCCCCAGAAACCGGCTGGCATGGGAGAACACGGGTACCGAAGTACCCCATGGTGCGAAACGTTTGACCATGCGCAGAAGAACCTTGACATGATGGCCGCGGTTAACGGGTGGAAGGAGATTACTTAGTAATGTGTGATGAAATCAAGCAGGAGATCGGGAACTTTCTGTATGACATGTGCAATATGCCGGATGGCTCAACTTACTCAATTGCACTGGTGCGTGAAATGCTCGAAAGTCTGCTAGGGGAAGGAGATCAATGAGATATTTATTATGGCTCCTATTCTCCTCCAAGCGTAAACAATGCTGCGAATGTAAGAAGACATTCCATAATCCTTTTAAAGGAGTTGTGACGCACACGATTATGCTTAGTGGTGGCAGTGAGAGGATTAAAGTTACTTGCAACGACGGGGTAGGCTGTCCGCACTGTTTCAATGGGATGTTTATCCGAGTATAAGGGAGGTGAAGAGATGATGCTCCGTAAGATCCTCGAATCATTCGTCGGCCCATTATCAAACTCTGAATTCGCCGTAGTCTTAGACCTGGTTAGAACCGATGTGAAGGTCAATCGCGTCGCCTTTAAGCGAAGGACAAGCACCAAGGAAGCGGTTGACATCGCGCTAGGTTGCTTCATGGCACTCCAGAGGGGTCAGGTAGCCTAATGGATGAGGGAGGTAAAAACGATTTGAGAAAAACCAAAGCGCAAAAGCAAACTGAAAACCCGAGAGTAATTCATGAATTCGAAGGTGGGCCCGTTGCTTTATTTTGGGAAAACCCTTCATGGTTTAGTCCTAGTTACAAAAGCGAAGACATGAAGCCTATCGTCCTTGAACTATGTAAATACCATCAGATTTTTGTTGATCATAAGATCACGCCAACCTTAGATGCCGTTGCGTGGGAGAAGATAGAATTGGTTGTCGCGTGTGAGGAATGCGAAGACTGTATGCCTAAAACATGCCTGAAATCGGTTGAGGAAGTCGGAGAAAAGGGCTCGGGGATGAAGTTATCCGAGACTCTTGAAGGTTGGGTCATTGATCTTGCAAAATGTACGCCGTGGGATGATCCTGTTAAGCTCAAAGCCGAAAACACCAAACTAAAACTCCAACTTGAAAAGGTGCTGGAAGCGATTGGAGACGGAGTCCCATGTCCGAACGCTGTTGATTTGCCAAACCATGATAATTGCAGCAGCGAGGCGGACTGCAGAGAGTGCTGGCGGCAAGCATTAGAAAGCGTTGGGGAAAGCGAGGTGAGGGGAAGCGGATGCGAAGGTAATTGACCTAGCCAAAGAAGGAACGCTCATGCCGTGCGCTCCGGACGTTTGCCAAGAGTGCGCCACGAAGCACGATCCCGAAATGCCACACAACCAGCAGAGCCTTTACTATCAGTACAAGTTTTATCAGCTGCACGGTCGGCGGCCAACCTGGGAGGATTCGATGGCGCATTGTTCTCCGGAAATGAAAAGCTGGTGGAAGAAGGAACTCAAAGAAAGAGGTATCGAGATTTAAGTGCAAGGAGGGTGGGCCCTATGCAAAAACAATCGCTAACCCCACGATGTCTATGTGGTCAAACCATAAAGTTCCCAAAACGCAAGAACATATCGCACTGCACGACCACGGGATGCGGTGTTCGCTGGGAGCGAGGCCCAGAAGGATATTGGGCAATCGGTCTCACAAGGATTATGTTTACCCCTTTTCTGGCAAAGGTTAAGGAACCCAAAGGCAAGCTTGATCATTATGGTCGGTACATGGAGTGGAGGGAGAAGAGTAAGAGAAAGGCGGGATCGAGATGCTGAAAGGTAAAAAGATAATCCTTTGCTTGCCGAAAAAGATCGGAGGACTTGTTCGTCGGCAGCTGCTTAAAATCGATTGGGTAAAACTTGAGGTGCAAGCTTATCAATTGGTGCAAAAGGAGAAGATCCGCCACGAGGATTGGGCGCAAACCATGCACAGCGGCCAGTCGATTCGGGATCACAAAACAGAGAAACCTAATACATATACCACGCTTGCGACTGTAACCGACGATGAATTGACCGTGGAATATATGGCGGGCAGGGCGGTTGGTCATGAGCATGTTGTTCCGGTGTTTATCGATTCTACCGCATGGGGAGGCATGAAGTGAGACGAGGCAAAAGCCCAACTAGGGCGCAGAAGCTCAGGCTTAAATCCTTGAGACTCGATCCCAGGAACTGGCTGATCGTTAGAGATTGCCCTACATGTTTCCAGATAATTCATCGGGTGTCGAAAAAGGTTCGAACACTTGACTTGAAGCCAAGGAAGGAGAATCCAATTGGATCAACTAGAACTCGAAGTAATTAACATCCTAAGGGAACTTAAGATTCCGGCACACCTAAAAGGCTATCAGTACATCATAACGGCAATTAAATATCTGATAGAAAATCCAAGCGCCATTCACCGCATGATGAAGGAGCTTTATCCGGAAGTCGGAAAAGCGCACGGTGAGGATAAAGTTGGTCGCGTAGAGAGGGCAATTCGCACGGCTCTGTTAGGCGGAAGTGTTAATGAAGCGACATGGCTCAGAGTGCTTGGCAGGACTGGTCCCATGCCCAATGGCGAGTTTCTGGCGTCTTTGCTTGAGACGGTAAAGATTAAATTTAGGCTATCAGAAGCTGCGAGAAAGGAGTAGTCGTGGAAGAGTACACTTTTAAAAAGTCAACCTGCGAGCGTTACGACTTACGTTGGAAACACAACGGATGGGCAACTTTTACGATTGATGAAAATGGCGGGATATTTAGTGTTCAATCTGATTTCGGTAATTACAACTATGCATGGCCTAAAAACGGAAGGGAATCATTTAAACATTTTCTTATCGAAATTACTCGGAGTCCTGATTATGTTCTTGGAAAGATTTCCAAAGAAGATTATTTTGATCCCGATAAAGCGGAGAAAAAATGGAAAGCAAAGATAATTGAACTTCGGAAAGATAGAGAATGCACAAAGGAACAGGCCAGGGATGCTTGGGAGTTCCTTGTTAACGATTTGAATGTTGATGGTTCTGTGGATTATCTTCAATCTGAGATTTACGGAAATAGCGCAATAGCTGCCTTATCGGAGGAGCCGTGGTATGAATTCGAGATCGATTTAGATTATCCGCGCATGGCAGTCAGGTTTGTTAATGAAGTCATGCCGATGTTCGCCGACATACTCCGGAAGGAAATTGAGGATGCGGACGCGAAAAAGCCCTCCGCGCCAACGGAGAGCCCCAAGGAAATATCTCAAGTTAATTGTACCATAGATTCATCCAAGATTGCACCATTGGTGGACAAGGTGTGGGCGGAAGAAGTTTTAAGGAAAGAGGGATAAGTATTGAAACCAAAGTCTAGCAAGCAAGATAGTCGAGGCATGTGGTTCATTGACTGCGCTGAATGTACTCAAGGTGGCAAGGGCGACAAGTCTTGTTCTTCTGGTCATAACGTTAAGCAAATTCGGAAGGGCGGATGTTTTTCCGGCCAATTGTTAGCGAAATTTAAGGAGGAAAAGTAATTGAAAATTTCAAATCAACATCTCCACGAAGTATGCAAGATTGGTCAAGGTAATGATTGCTGCAGATATATCATGGTCGGAGGATTAGAGGGCGTTGAGTGTGTTAAGCATTCTGACCTGAAGAAAATCATGGATGCCAGGGTGGCAAACAAGGAAATGACTGCTCAAGGCGACAATTGCGACGGGATTTCAGCCCCGTCTAATGAATCGGAAACAAAGAGTGAAGTTAAGATGAGGATTGTTGACAGAGTATCCCAGGATACAGGTATAACTCCTGAGGCCCTAACGAAATACCATTGCGTCAGTGCGCATCTTGAACCTGAACATTTTCAACCACTTTGTGATGGTCCTTGCGAGGCTTGCTGGAATCAAGAGGATGCCCAAGGGGAAGCGGTGGATCCCAACGTATTGGCAACGGTGACGGTTGAGGAAGCGGAGCAATATCAAAAGGCTAAGGATAAACTTGAAAAAGCTCAAGAACTCTCTAAGCAAGCCATAGAAATGGCGATGAGCGCCAAAGAAGAAAACGGATCGTGGTTTGACAAGATGAGGAACAAGTACGGAATTACTGGTGGTGGAATTCGATTTGATGCCGAAACAAAGACGATACGGAAGGTTGAAGCGTTCGACAGGGATGCCACTGTCTTAAAGATGTTTAAGATGTTATTTGAGAGAAAAACTGCTTTTAGGATTGAGAGGTAAGCACCATGTTTGTTTTCGTAGGCGATTTGTGCCAAATGGCGGATCAGGAGCGCGAACTAAGGAGACAAGGTTTTGCGGTGGGGAATAGTGATGTTTACCCGACCGTTGATTCAGAGGATGAATATATTGAGGCTTTACGATTTATCTGGAATCGAAAGATTAACGGATGGTGGAACTACAAGGATGACTATGTTAAGTATGGCATTTGTAACGCGGCAGAGTATATTGCCGCACTTAAGCGGTCGGTTGAATCCAAAAAGTCCAGTGTTTAGATTTAAACAAAAGAGAGCGAGGAAATGTAAATGTCAGTAAAAGAAACTAAGACCCAAGAACAGACTCAGGAAATTGCGGTATTGGGTGATGGAGCCGTATTTGTTAAACGAACCGAGTCCGGACTGGTTAAAGCCGTCAAGGCACAGGTCAGACTTGATGAGAGAAAAGGCCATCTTGTCGAAATTCAGGGAAAAGTCATGATCACAGGAGCCGGTTACAACGAATTAAACAAAGTTGCCGGAGTGTCTGTTGTTACTCCTGAAAAAATAACTCTGCCAGATGGATCAATGGTTGTTAATCCTTACCCGATTATTGACCTAATTTCAGGATCTATTTCAAAGGTCTGGGTTAAGAAGATGGCGATTGGATTGAGCCCCATTGGTAATTTGGTTATCACCACTTCCACGTTACTCTACGATATCCAAATGTATTTTATCCAGGATCTTGTGAAGAAGATCAAATTTAATGCTGCAGCCGGACGCTTATGCATGGAATCTATGTTAACAGATCAAGACAAGCAAAAGGGCATTTTTTACCGAATCGAAGGAGACCTGGGAGTTTGGGCAGATTTCAGTCATAAAGAGATTTTGACCTGTATTGAAACATTTGTTCAAAACAAACTCTTCGCAGAGCGAAAAGCCCAAACCATTGCCGAACGCAACGCGATGAAAAAGCATCCTGCTCTTGCAACGACCTTAGTTGTTCCGACCGGGCCAGAGAAGGCCCGCACTGCCGTTGTTAACGTGGTTGGATTCTCCCATGATTTCTCCCAACAGGAGCTATTAGATATAGCACAAAAAGCATCAGACGGTGAACCGATCACCGTGAATAACAAAAAGGTTGAGGTTGTTGATATCTCATCCAGTGAACTTACTGAAGAAGATTTGGCAGCCAGTACTGACGAGGAAGAAAATCCGGAAGGCTCTTCCAACGGGGGTGACCTTCTTTGATTAAAGAGATAACCATGCGCAACTTCAAGGGTCAAATGGAGTCGCAAAAGCTAACAGGTAAAGACATTTTCGTCGGCCCCAATGGCAAAGGAAAGACAACCCGGTTACAGGCCGTCGGCATTTCTCTTCTTGGCTATGTGCCGGGTAGAGGCAAGCTACCCGCAGAGACGTTTAAATTAGCTAGTGCGGACAATATGTCAATTGGGTTAGTTACGGACAATTTAACCTTTTCTCGCACTTTTACCAAGTCAGAAAAAGGTGGCAAGGATGGATCCAATAACGTTACGGTTTCCCAGGGGATTGATTTATCTCCTAGTCGGGGCGAAAAGAAAGCGGCGGATAAAGAGGCAAGGATCGCCTTCGAGGTCGGAAACTTCCCGGTAATGTTGGACTTTAACGAGTTTCTTTCATTGTCAGATGCAAAAAGAAGGGATTTTATTTATGGATTATCGTCCATCAAAACAGATTTATGGGATCGCACCAAAGTCGAGAGCCATATAAGGACGAAACTCCTTACCATGGATCTTGAAGTAAATAATCCCGATCAATACCAAATTATGAGCGGACTAATAGCTGACGCTATGAAAGAGTATCCCGAAAGTGATGATATTCAGGACGGATTGCAATCAATGATCGAATGGGCCAAAGCCAAGCAGACCCATTGGAACGAGGAAAAGAAGAATTCACAGGGAGCGGTTAAGAAGCTGGCTGACATGAAAAACCAGCTGGCAGAGACCGGCCGAAATATCGTGCAACACAAAGCCGAATTAGAACAGCTGCAGCAGCAATTTACTCAAAGTGAAAGCCAACTAGCTAGGGACAGAGAACGAAAACGCGCGATCGATCAGCGCATTGCTAGGATTAGTGAGCTTGGCACGATTATCGAAAACATATTCACCAGTGCGTCGACAAAAGAATTTGTTCCATACGATCCCATGATTGCCGTTCTCCAAGGGAAGATCAAGCAACATGATTTTAAGACGGAATTTGACAAACTAGATCAAGAATTACAATCCACAAATAACCAATTGAAAGAAGCGAGAGAACAAGAGCGAGCGGCTTACATTACTTTAGCTCAAATTCAGGCAGAAAAAACAGTTCTTGATTCAACCTTAAAGCAGATTGATGAGCAGTCTCAGAAAAACAGTGCCGCTAGAGTCTGCGTTATTCATCCTAAGATTGGGTGCGACAAGGATTTTAGTAAGGCGGCGACGGTCTTTAGTCAGCAGTTAGTCGTATTAGGGCAAAAGGAAGCTAGTCAACATGACGTGTTGAAGGAAATAAGAAAGCGGATCGAAGACCTTGAAGCGAGCAAGGCTAATATTGACTCGCAGCGCACAGAGGCGCACAAAAAACAAACTGCGCTTAATCAGTCGAATGAGGAAATTAGAAAATCGATAGCTGACATCGAAAAGAAAAAAGCAGATGAAATTAATGCTGTAGCCAGAATCGATGATCAACTGAAGATGTATCGAGAGGAATTGACCAGACTTAAAAATCAACCAGCTGAGCCTATTGCGCCCCTTGATATTTTGGAGAAGCAAAGTGAAGGTCTGAAGGTGCAGATTGATGAGCTCAAGGTCAAGCTCGAGGGGCAAGAAAAGGCTAAGATCACATTGAGCAGCCTGAAGTCCACGATGATTGATTCTAAGACAGCGACTTATAATGCACAGTGCATAAAGGACTTGGCTGAGTCTCTTGGTGCAAAAGGTCTGCAGGGCGAGCTGGTGAAGGGGATCCTTGAACCGATCAGATCAGACATACAGGCGAATCTCCAACTCATGGGCATCGATAGTGAATTCTATTTCTCTACCGAATCAGATACCGGCAAGGAAGTGTTCCAATTCGGTTGGAGGAATAACCACGGGGATGAACGTAACTTTGATGCCCTCAGCACCGGGCAACAGCTGCTATTACTTATCGCGATGCTGGTCACCTTCTTAGAGCGATCAAATCCACCACTGAAGGTGCTGGCCATCGACAATATAGAGAATCTTGACCGGGTTAATTTCCGTAAGGCTTTGTCCGGCATGGACAAGTTGTCTGCCAAAATTGATAACATCATACTCTCCGGGGTTGTCGATTTGTACGAAGCGAAGTGGATTGATGGCGAGGAAGTTAGGACATTGCTTCCGGAGCTCAATGGCTGGGGAGTAACAGATTTAGGAGAGATTGCAGTCGAGGGGGTGAAGCAAAGTGCCTAAGTTATTGGAATCAACTGTCTATGAAAAGTTAAAGAAAGCGGTTGAAAAGGATTGCATAAGGGGTAACGGATGCTTTAATCCTAACGGATGCGATAAGCAGTTCACTATAATGGTTCCATCTGAAGGAGCAATGAAAAAATATAGCGACACTTCTTGTAGGTTAAATACAAAATGTTCTCACCAATATTGCGACAAATTTAAGTGGATCATTGACAGAGCGAAGCACTATGGAGAAAAACTCAATCTTAATTGGGAAGAGGTTCTTAATTCTTGGGAAGCTTCAAGAAGCTATTGGTACATGAATTATTACCAAGAATGTAACCAACCAGAAATTAAAGGCGATAAGATTAGGGTCTTTGAAACGGTTGCGGAAATGCTTGAATCTATTGGCAAAAAGGAATTCCGCTGTCCTTCTTGCAGCGGAATATCTATGAGTCCATATAAGTGCGACACCGGTCTCGAGATGAGCAAAGGAAAGGTTTGTGACTGGAATGTTGGGGGTTTGTTTGGCGATTTGGGAAGAGGCACATTCGTTTATTGTAAAGACAAGTTGAGCGGACAAACGATTTTTATGCCAATATCCTGGGAGCATGTTTCGGATGGGGTTGATCAAAGTGTCTGAGCTGTTATTTGAGGGTTGTACAGCTTTATTGCGTCGACCGGGCTCAAGTTTGGAGGACGCTATTACTGTAGGTAGTTTTAGGCTTGTAAAGATTCTTGAGGTCATTGGAACGACAATAACTTCATCGCCACCAGGCTCCTCCGTATCCATATTGGTTCAAGTAACCCCGCCAGAGGAGGTGAAGACAGATGCCAGGATGTTATAAATGCGGAACCCAACAAAAGATTTTAACAAGCCTTACGACCACTCTTCCTGATACTAAAGGAAAACCTCAAATTGGTTCTTACGCTCTTTGTGATAAATGCGCCGAAGAGCATAAGGAGGATGCAAAGAAATGAGTCTCCTAGACGGTCTAAATGAACGACAATTACAGGCGGTCGTGTCTGACAATCCAATCATTCTCAATCTAGCTGGGGCAGGATCTGGAAAAACCAGAGTCCTGACCCATAGAATAGCCCATCTCCATCAAGAAAGGCGAGTGGGTACCAGTAATATACTCGCCATAACTTTCACCCGTCTCGCGGCCAAGGAAATGAAAGAGCGTGCTATGAAGTTAGTTGGAGCGAACGAGGGTAAAAAACTAACGATCGGAACGTTTCATAGCTTCTGCGTGCGAGTTCTCAAGGAATGGGGACACCTGGTTGATCTAGAGAAGAACTTCACTATTTACACCGAGGATGACCGTAGGGCGATTATTCAGTCTTGTATTGATGAGCTGGGGTACAAGGTTAAGTTGCAGGACGTGTTGGATAATCTTTATGTTATCTTCCCGGATGACTCGACAGTATCTAAGGTAGCGAGTGAATATTACTATCGCTTAAAACGGAATAATGCGGTCGACCTTGATGGATTGTTATTTTTTGCAAAGGAAGTTCTTGCCTTTTCTGCGGCTCAAGCGGAATTGCAAAATAGGTACCGTTTTGTTTTTGTTGATGAGTTTCAGGACACCAATGACATACAACTTGAAATCATTCAGCTTTTAAATCCATACAACCTTTTTGTCGTCGGAGACGATTTTCAATCTATCTACCAGTTCCGAGGAGCGAACGTCCAAAATATCATTGATTTTCCGAACAAGTATCCTAGATGCGAAGTTGTCAAGCTCGAGCGCAATTATCGGTCGACAAAGCAGATCGTTTCGGCTGCCAATACGCTAATTAAACACAATGTCAGTCAAACGGAAAAGGCGCTGATTGCCGATCGTGATGGTGCGGATATCGTTTACACGGTTAGGCCTGATGATGATGCTGAAGCAAGGCACGTTGCTGCAGCGATAGGCGCTGAGTCAAAGCTGACAGAAACATGGTCAGATGTTGCGGTGTTGGCGAGAACGAATCGACAATTACACAAGGTTAAAGAGGCTTTGGATCGATGGGATATTCCGTCGTTGATTGTTTCGAGTCAGGATGATGTCTTTAAGAAGGACGATATTCGAAAAATTATTGCCTTTATTGAAGCTGCTATAAATCCACAGGACGATATAAACCTCCGTAAAGTGATCAATTTCCCTGAGGCGAGATTTACTGATCTTGACATTCAAAACCTTGAATTAAAGGCGCTCAATATCGGACAGAGTCTCTCGGAAGTAATGCAAATCGGAACAGTGAAGGAAAGGCTTTTTTATCAACTCTTAGAATCGGCTAAAGAAAGTTCCGAAGAACACGAAACCGCCCTCGAGGTAATCGAAGAAGCAATACATCAACTTGACCTCAGGTATCACTACTACAACGAGGGCTTAAATAACCGGGCAGAAGATCTTGTGACAATGTTTGTCGAGGTAGATCGATGGCAAAAGGTTCAAAATGTACTAGGTGAACCCAGTGGCATCTTTTCTTTTCTGAAATGGCTCCGGATGAAGGATATTCAGGAAAAGCTAGTTCAAGAAAAAGTCGATGTAGTCAAGTTAATGACGGTTCACGCATCAAAAGGCCTCGAATTCCCGGTAGTGTTCGTCATCGGAATGAACCAAGGAGTTTTCCCCAGTAAGAGAACTGAGGACATGGAGGAAGAACGTCGTCTCTTCTACGTTGCGATCACCAGGGCAAAGGATCGGTTATACCTCACTCGTCCGGAGAACAGGGTTGCTTATCCTGGTGGGCCGATGGCTTTTCAAGTGGAGAGCCAATTTATTAGGGAGATTAACATTGAACAGTCGAGAGAATCAAGTAAGCCGCGAGGAAAGGCCGTGGACTTCGGATGGTTGGAGTAGATTCCCACGAGGTAAAACTCAACTACTACGCCATGGCCGTGGCAATCCTGGCAAAATGCAATATCGATACCGCCTTTGAAAAATTGCAGAATGACAACCCTGAAAAGGTTAGGAATTACTTTACGCCAGAGGACACTGAAGACATGCAAAAGATGAGGGATGAAGGTTTGTCGTACTACGCCATAGCTAAGATTTATGATGTTTCGCGGTCTACGATTATTTGGAGAGTAGCCAGAGATGGCAAGGAGGACTAGTGATGGGTGAAACAAATATTGAGTGGGCTAGTCATACGTGGAACCCGGTAACCGGCTGCAGTAAAGTCTCAGATGGGTGTGCTCACTGCTATGCCGAGCGCGAATGGCCAAGACTGGCCGGGAATCCCAAAACACCATATTACGGTCGTAAATTTAATGACGTGCGCATTCATCCAGAGCGATTGGAGCAACCCTTACGATGGACGAAGCCGCGAAAGATATTCGTGAATTCGATGAGCGATCTATTCCATGATGACGTGGACGAAAAGTTCATCGCTAAAGCATTTGCCATCATGGATCTGGCTCGCCAGCATACTTATATGGTCTTGACCAAGAGGCCTGAACGAGCCAAGAGGATACTAAACGACGAAGATTTTCAGTTTCATATTGGCTGGTTTCAATCCCAGGCCATTCGAGAGTTCGGGCTTCCGGAACCAAAAGAGATAGGGCCATTCCCTTTTAAAAATGTATGGATTGGTGTATCCGTCGAAAACCAGGCGACCGCGGACGAACGAATTCCTTTGCTATTACAGATACCGGCGGTGGTGAGGTTTATAAGTGCGGAGCCGCTGCTTGGGCCAATCGTATTGAAGAGAAAAGCTGTAGATGAGCAAGAAATAATCCAAGCTACGCTAATGGGCCTATTGGAAGAATACAGTCGAGCTGTAGAACGTGGAATTGATTGGGTGATATGTGGCGGAGAATCGGGTCCAGGGGCGAGACCAATGCATCCAGATTGGGTTAGGGGTTTGAGGGATCAATGCCAAGCGGCAAATGTACCATTTTTCTTTAAACAATGGGGAGAGTTCAAAGAGGCCTGTCGCTATAACTCTTGGCCTAAATATAGAGATCACGTTGGTGTAACTACGAAAGCGATTGGGTTGGATAAATCGGCATTACTTAACGCTGACGGTTCAGATTTAGTAAATGGTGGGCCTGATCATAAGATTTACCCTATCAGTCACCTTGAACGAGTTGGTAAAAAGCAAGCCGGCCGCGAATTAGATGGCCGGACTTGGGATGAATTTCCTGAGATGCATCAGTGAGTAGGTGATAATTAGTGCTCTATGAGGAACGATTCCAGAAAGTACATCAACTCCTAAAAGACCATAGATGTAAGCCGACCTTTTCATTCCACGAGGAATATACATCACCCCTAATTCTTGGAGGAGGTTCATTCTATCAGACGGATAAAGAGATGAATCTCGATCATGGCCCGAAAGAGTGGAGAGAAGAAGTTGACGCCAAGTTGGATGTCTGCGTACCAACTAAGAAAGCGTATTCCGAAAGAGAAAAAATCAGATTTGACATTGAATGGAGCCAAAAAGCCCGTCTGTACAGTATGTATGTTTCGCTACCAACGTCGGCCAGAAGTATTTCATTGAGTCGCAATAGATATAAGACGCAAGATAACTTGATGAATGACATTGAAAATTGGTTAGTTAAAGCAGGTTGTAAAAGAACATCGAAAAAAGACATTCAAAAACCCGAGGCTAAAGATTACGTTTCGGAATATACGCAAACTGAGTTGTTTTGTTTGGTTGATTAGGAGGTAAATAATGCATTTTACCCAGGAACTTATTATTGACAACTTTGCCGGAGGCGGCGGAGCAAGCACGGGAATCGAGATGGCAACAGATCGCCCAGTCGATATAGCAATTAACCACGATCCTGCAGCCATTGCCATGCACAAGGTCAATCATCCGGATACCTTGCATTACTGCGAATCCGTCTGGGAAGTCGACCCAAGAAAAGTAACAAATGGTCGCCCGGTAGCCTTGGTATGGTTTAGCCCGGACTGTAAACATTTCTCTAAGGCGAAGGGCGGGAAGCCAGTTGAGAAACACATACGAGGTCTAGCATGGGTAGCGGTTCGTTGGGCAGCTACGGTTAGGCCTCGAGTGATCATGCTGGAAAATGTTGAAGAATTTAAAACCTGGGGGCCGTTACTTATAGACGGTAGACCAGATCCCAAGCAAAAAGGACGCACATTCAAGGCTTTTGTCCATGCACTTGAGCGTCAGGGTTATAAGGTCGAATGGCAAGAACTCCGAGCGTGCGATTACGAAGCCCCAACAATTCGAAAACGGTTTTTCTTGATTGCTCGGTGCGACGGTCAACCCATCGTTTGGCCGAATCCAACTCACGGAGATCCGAAAAGCGAGGAAGTTAAGGTTGGCAGGCTTAAACCATGGAGAACCGCAGCGGAAATAATCGATTGGTCAATACCTTGCCCTAGCATATTTGAACGCAAGAAACCCCTTGCGGAGAACACAATGCGAAGAATAGCCAGGGGAATTCAGAAGTTTGTTATTGATAATCCTAATCCTTTTATTGTCAGGGTTAACCATAGCGGATCAAGTCACCATTATTGCGACTCAATTGACGAACCGCTTAAGACAATTACCGCTAAAAACGGATGGGGAATTGTGACGCCGATTATCGCTCGCATTGGCCAGACTGGGTTTGGTGGCGACCGGATGCAGTATCCACTAAGTAATCCTCTGACAACAATCGTAAGCAAGGCTGAGCATTTACTTATTACTCCAACGCTTATGGTTAACACGACAGGTCACCCCGGGAGTAAGGTTGATGAACCGATTCGAACCATAACCACAGGTGGTCACCATGCACTCATAACTCCGATTATCGCTCGTCAGTTTGGTCAATCAGTCGGCCACTCAATAGAAAATCCCCTAGGAACTATCACAGCAGGAGGCGGCGGAAAATCTCAGTTAGTAACAGCGTTTCTTGCTCAATATCATACCGAGAAGAACCCTTTAGAAGTAAGAGGACAAGCACTTGATAAACCAACTCTCACTCTTGATGCATCAAATAGATACAGCTTGGCAACCAGTCACATGATTAAGTTCAGAGGGACAAACACTGGACACCCGGTAATGGAACCCCTACACACGATCACGGCGGGGGGATTGCACCTTGGAGAGGTTCGAGCGTTCCTGATGGCTTATTACGGTGCTAGTGTGGGGCAAAACTGTGATGAACCCCTGCATACTGTTACAGCTAAACATCGATTCGGACTAGTGACTGTCCATGGTCAGGACTATCAAATCGTCGATATCGGGATGAGGATGTTAGAACCACGTGAATTATTTGATGCGCAGAGTTTCCCTCATGACTATGTAATTGACAAAGATTACTACGGCAGATTTTATCCTAAGGCTGCTCAAGTTGCTAGGTGTGGCAATGCAGTACCGCCTGTAATTCCAAAAGCTTTAGTCAGGGCAAATTTACCAGAGCTATGCGGCATAAATAAACCAACTAAGCAGCGAATGCAAATGTCATTGTTTTAAGGGGGGATTACATGAGTATCGGCCCCGTCCTCAAATATCCCGGATCCAAATGGCGAATGGCCGATTGGGTTGTCTCGCATATGCCAAAACACGGTAGTTATTTAGAGCCCTATTTCGGGTCCGGAGCTGTGTTTTTTACAAAAAAACCATCTCATATCGAAACTATTAACGACTTGGATCAAAACATAATTAAATTTTTTCGAATTCTGAGGGAGCAGCCGGAGGAGCTAGCGCGTCTAATTGAATTTACTCCTTGGTCTCGAGTTGAATACGAGGATCTATTAACCTCAGCTGCAGCAGAAAATTATTTTAAAACAACAGATTCTGAACTTGAGAATGCGAGGAGATTGATGGTAAGGCTCTCAATGGGGTTTAGATCCAAAACTAGTGATCGTACAGGGTGGAGATCTAATATTCAATCCAGTGTCGGGGGGGCAGCATCGACCATTTGGAAATCTATGCCCTCAAGAATTAGATTTGCAGCCAAACGATTAAAAGATGCTCAAATTGAATGCAGACCAGCGATGGATCTAATCAAAAGATTTAACTATCCAGAGGTTTTGATATACGCCGATCCTCCATACATGTTTGGAACTAGGTTTGAAAAAAGACAGTATAAGCACGAAATGTCTGATGTCAATCATGTTGAATTACTCGAGGCATTAAATAATCACTCTGGTACAGTTTTGTTAAGTGGATATGCTTGTGACTTTTATGATGATCAATTAAAGCATTGGACTAGGAAGACAACTAAGTCATGGGCAGAAGGTGGAAGACAGCGCGAGGAAGTCCTTTGGATAAATCCAGCTGCAGCTAAATCAATTGGGACAACACTGTTTTAACAAAGGGGAGATGGTCAGATGGCATGGATTGGGGGTTCTGGTTATGAATGAAATTGAATCAAGGTTCTTTAAATCATACGAGGAGATCGTTAAGCGCTGTAAGGAAGATCAGGATTATTTTAACAATTTTCCATATTATCTTTTCTTCCTGAAACCTCAAGTAGTTATCGGGATCTATAAAGTAGATTTCCTTTTTAACGATTGTGTTATTGAGATTGATGGTCATGAAAATCATAAAACCAAAGAGCAACGAGAGTATGACTACGTAAGGGAACGATATTTAATGAAAAAGGGATATAAAGTAATCCGGTTTATGGGTACCGAGGTTTTCCTTGATTCTCAAAAATGCGTAATGGAAATGTTTGAGATAGGTGATTTATTCCAAAGAAAACATGATGAAGCCTTAGATAATGGCTTTAAATTTGGTCAGGATTATCCGCATTAAAGAGGAGTGAAGTTATGGCAAGGCCGCAAAAAGAAGGATTAGACTACTTTTCATTAGATGTTGACATGGATCAAGACGACAAAATTCGTCTAATAGAAGCAAAGTTTAAACTTACTGGCTTTGCCATCGTTATTAAGTTATTGATGAAAATCTATAAGGAAGGCTATTTTTACAAATGGACCGAACGAGAACAGTTATTGTTTGCTGACTATATCCATGAGGAACTGCCTCTTGTAACAGAGGTTATCAACGAAGCGATTAAATGGGAATTGTTTAATCCCGAGCTTTATACAAAATACCAAATACTAACGAGCAGCGGGATTCAAAAAAGATACCTTCAGGCAGTTAAAAAACGTAGCGAAATTGCAATGCTTGAAGAGTACTTCTTAGTGGAAGAAAAAGACATTCCTAAAAATACTTCCATAACCCTAGTTAATGTAGAAAAAACCCCAGTTAATTCTTCCGAAACTACCTCAGAAGAGGAGTTTCAGGCGACATTAATCCCTAAAGAAAAGGAAAGTAAAGGAAAGGAAAGTAAAGTAAAGAATATTAAGCCGGAAATTATTAAAAAGTTGTTTGGTGAAAAAGTTCTCCTGACAGAAGAGGAATATCAAAAGTTAGTTGACCAACATGGCGAAGACGCTACTAAGCAGATGATCGGTATCCTTGATAACTGGTACCTAACCAAGGGAAATAAGCCAAATAAATCGGATTATCACACGATGGTAGGTGTGGGATGGGTTTTAAAGCGATTCAAGGAGGATCAGCAAAGGCAGCGCAATAAAGATCCCGGGGACAAGCTTCCCGAGCCATCGAAGCCCGGCAAATACGAAAAGTTTTACCTGTGAGGTGAGCATTAATGCCAAGAATGGGACATGCGAACCCAAGAACATACGGAAAAATTCTTAAGGACTCGAAAAGAGAAGTCGCAATTGTATATTCCGAGACGACCCGCAAATTTGACGTACCTCACTACGAAGCCACTGGCGAGGTTGTATACCTTGACGAGGAGGAAAAGGATATGCCAACGGTTGATCAAATGGCGAACGCCAAAAAGCTTCGAAAAGAGATCACAACAATTGAGCAATTTGAGGCAATTGGAAACTACAAGGATGTTGCTATTAAGTATCACGTCGCCATCATGACTGCCCATGGATTGATGAGATCGTTAAAAGCAAAAAAAGCTAAGGAGGAAACCAAAATGATCGAATCGCAAGAACCGGTTAATTGTTCACCAACCCTGGAAGAGATCGAGACGTTTCACACAGATGTTGAGATTCCGGAGTTGCCAAAAGTTGAGTTTTGCATCCCATTGGGCGAGTTGAAATATTTACGAGAGGGCTCAGCGGAAGAAGTTATCAGGGTTGAACGAAAGGCGTTATCAAGCGAAGAGTTAGAAAATTTAAAGATTGCACTTTCAATTCCCCAAGGCATAGACCCCCAAATAGAGCAAGAAGAATGCCTACATGGCAAACCATGCGCTGCGTGCTCGGAAGTGCTATCCGTAACGTTTTGCAAAGAATGTGGAGACCTGATCGTTCCTCCTGGGAATTCTGGCTTGTGTGTTGCCTGTTCCCAAAATAAAGAGGCGGTCGACACACCCCTTGGCAAGATAAGCACAAAGACAGGTCGTTACATATGCGTAGATTGTGGCAAAGGAATACTGGACGGTGTTGCGGTTTATGCACAATCCGGGTTGTGTCAAAGTTGTAGTAAGGCCTTGGCTGCAGAGGAGAAAGATTGCGAGCCAGGCGTGGAAGATCAAATATCCGAAGAAGATTTCGATCGGATAATGTCCAAGGTTGAATTGAAGTGGCGAGCTGCTCCCATAACTAAAGCACAAACAATCGAGGAATTATGGAAAAGACTTGAATCAACCACTTGCGCACTTCACAAAATGACCATCGAACAAGCTGAAAGGGATTTCCAAAAACGGCTTGCCGGGGTGGTTGAGGGATGTTAAATCGCGTCGTTTTAGTCGGCCGTCTTGTGAGGGATCCAGAACTTAGGTATTCCCCTTCCGGAGTCGCCGTAACAAACTTCACCCTAGCTGTTGATCGTAAATTCAAGAATGCCCAAGGCGAAAGGGAAACTGACTTTATCCCATGCGTTGTATTTAAACAACTTGCCGAACTTTGCGCGAATTATTTGGCCAAGGGAAAACTTGCTTCAGTCGATGGCCGCATCCAGATCAGGACATACAACGATAAGGATGGCCAAAAGCGTTGGGTGACTGAGGTTATTGCGGAAAATGTACATTTTCTGAGTCCGAAGGATGGACAAGCCGGAGCCTCGGCGCGGACTACAAACGGTACCGAGTATGGGCATGAAGTGAATTTGGATGATGATATTCCGTTCTAAGGAGGTCGATGACCGATGGGTTGGAACGAATGCATTCAATGCCTAAAGAATATCCAGCACGACGGAAAATGCAATGGAAAAGATGGCTCTGTCCCTTGTCTGATCTATGAGCACGATCCTCGTGGAGTCAGGGTATACGAGGATAAAACTAAGTTCAGACTTGATTTTGACGATGATATTCCGGAGATCGGAAAACCAGCTGTCAATTGGTTACTTAGCGGCGTTAATAAAACGATAACATTCACAAAGATTCGCGGAGTTGAATGGAACAAGGATGCCAGGGGATTGCATGGCATTTACGTTTGGGCTGAATACTGGTATTGGTCGGATGAGAACGGGGAACTTCCGGCGGAGAAACCAAGGTTGAGACTTGTTAGGAATGGGGGAGAAAAGTGAGCAGAGAGATTAAATTCCGTGGCAAACAGATTAGTAATGGCGAGTGGGTTTGTGGTTATTTCACCAAAAACGAAAAAAGCGGAAAGTTCTATATCACCACTCAAGGCGAAGTTGGGGGAGCACATCCACATCAGGTCGATCCCGAAACAGTCGGCCAATTCACCGAAAAGACCGATGTGACAGGCCAAAAAGTATACGAAGGGGATATCTTCTCAGATCATTTCAGTAGCAAAGTTCGTGGCATCGTTAAATTTGGAGAATATCGGAACCCGTTCAACGACGATGAGCACGGCGGGCATGTAGGATTTTACATCGATTGGAAAGGCGATCGTGGTTTGAATCGAAAAGACTTGGCTTATTGGATTAAGGTATCGCGCGTGATTGGGAATGTGCACGACAATAATGAACTTTTGGAGGGAATGACATGTACGAAAAATCCCCGCGAATAAGGGAAATGGCCGAAGAGTTGATTGACGATCATCACCCACACCTTAAGGATGCAAAGGAACTTATTGAATACTATGTCCGCGATGATGGGGGGGGTGGATTGGACAGGTAAGTGTAAAAAATGCACGAGCTTTGAGCGATTTTTAACCAAAAAGATGTTCCACATTTTTATCATAGAACCCGCTTTTGAGATGTGGCCGATGGAAAAACTGAAAGCCCTTGTCGACCATGAGTTGTGTCACATCCAGCGTAATACTGGGATGGTCATTACCGATCCAAACACTGGCAGAATCCTCAAGAAGGAATGGGCCAATAAAGATGATCCTGACAGCTGGCACATTCGAGAACATGATGTCGAAGAATTCTCTGATGTAATCCACCGACACGGGCTTTGGGAGCATGGAATTGAGAAGTTCGCTGAGGCCGTTAGGGAAGCTGAGTATCAAATGACTATTTACGATGCCGAAGGAGAACGGGAGATGAAATTAGTCAAATGAACCATAACGAAAGTGATGAGCAAATCTCTCTTTTCCAGTGGGTCAACCTAATGCTATATCAACACCCTGAACTCTCGCTTCTCCACTCAATCCCAAACGGGGGAAAGCGGAACATCCGAGAAGCCACTCGATTGAAAAAGGAAGGAGCATTGGCAGGAGTAAGCGACACCTTCCTGCCGGTTGCTCGGGGTGGTTATCACGGGCTATATATTGAGTTGAAGGTCAAGGGTGGGTCTGTTTCGCAGAGCCAGAAGTGGTGGATCGAAGAAACGACCAAGCAGGGGTATTTGGCAGTTGTTTGTTTTGGATGGCAAGAAGCTAGTGAGGTCATTAAGGGGTATTTGGAAATGAGGAAGAACAATGGAGGAGTTTATAAGTAAAGGTTGGGCCATAACCAAGGAACCCATCATGGTTAAAAAATATGAGATTCCCAAAGAATTAATGGTTGCTATCTCAAATCTAGATCTAAACGGATCGCAATGGAAAATACTATGGAATGTATTCATGAATAATTACGATAACGCATCGAAGGAAATGTCATTAGTTACACTGACTGAGGCTACTGGATATTGCAAAAAACAGGTTCAAAGAGAGCTTAAGAGACTTTTTGAAAGAAGAATCCTAACGGAGACAATTAAACCAGATTGCACGAATGCAAGGGTTATGAATATCAATAGATCCTTTACTGAATGGAAAATGCACTGAGAAGGGAAAGGAATTGGGGGGCGAAAACATGCTCGATAACACAACTATCCTCAAGGCCTTAAAAGAAAGGCATCCGGAAAACCAATGGGCGTTCTTTAGGGAGTTAAGGGTTGGAACAGGTTATCGAAACGTCAAGAAAGGGCTTAATCCAGAACAACGTCTTGACGCGTGGGCAATCAACCTTTATCCGAGCAAAAACTTCCTTCGTATAGCCTACGAGATTAAGGTAAGTCGTGGTGATTTCTTGCGAGAGATGAAGCAACCACAGAAACGAGAACAGGCATTACAACTCTCTAATTTGTTTTACTTCGTCACACCAGTTGGGTTAATCAAACCCGAAGAGTTGCCTCCTGAGGCTGGACTCATCGAAGTCATAGATGAACAGCAAAGCAAGATTAAGGTTGTAGCTCCGGTCAGAGAAGGTGGCGAGCTGTCTTGGCAGTTTTTAGCATCGATAGCTAGGAGAGTTCAGGCAGAAGAAGGAGAGGTGTCTTTAACTCATGAAAATTAACGACCTCGGTAGCACCATATCTCAATTATGGGTCGATGATACCTTCGAGTTTTCCTTAAACGGTAAATGTGACAAAGAGGGCAACGTGACGATAACGAGTTTATCCATTGTGCCGAAGGTTGAAGATAAGGAGTCATGCGCAGGGTTTAAGCAGAACGTGTAAGGAGGAATGAACTGTTGATTAGTAAAACCACTTGGTGGAAGATAGTTCAGGAAACAAAATCGACTCCCAACTGCAAATCCTGTCCACACTGTTACAACCATGTGTCAGAGTTGCCTTGTGCAAAGTGTAAACCATTAGGAAAGAGAGTGTGTTAGGTGAGTAAGCAAATGAACTGCCCGGGATGTGAAGCAGGGTGGGTTATTGAACGGTATTTGAGGGAGGAAGTAAATGAAGACTCATTACCTAAAAACAACGCCTGAATTTTTTCAAGACGTAAAATCGGGCGCGAAAATATTTGAAGTAAGGCTTAACGACCGAGATTATCAAGTCGGAGATACGGCAGTTTTGCAGGAGTGGTTGCCGCATACCGAACAATATAGCGGCGACGAGATAACTAAAAAAATCACATATATCCTCGATGATAAGGTGTATTGCTCACCTGGTTATGTGATTATGTCGTTAGGTGATATCTCTGATCATAGTTTGGTTTCCTTGCCGATCCTAAACTGCTTAAAACCAACAACTGTATCCTGCACATTTAAAGTCCTCGAAGAATTAGGAGAGCTTGTACAGTTGATCGGCAAGCACTCGGGTTTAAGTGGTGAAACTCCAACAATTAGCGAAGAAGTGCGGATAAGAAGAATGGTGCTTGAGTCTCTAGATGTTGCACAGGCTGCCATAACGATGGCACACACACTGTGTGAATTACACGAACTATCGTTGGAGTCGTTTATTGAAAGTCATGGGAGGAAGCTTAGGCAGAAAGGGTATTTGGTGAACGTATGAAAATAATCCTAGCCATAAACGGAAGTTATTGCACAGGTCAAGACAAGGGATTAATACTCGGAAAACGCAACGATGCAGTGACAGTGGATAAGTCAGGAATAGTGGCAACTCTTCGAATGTTGGCCGACCTGGTTGAAAATAACGAGTTCGATCTAAAACGGTTTGAGATACTCAAGCCTAAGTAAGGGGTGTTTTGCGATAAGGGAACCTAATCAAACGCCAATAAACCAAGAAAAGGTGAAAGAACTTCTGGCTAAAATTCCACCTCAAAAGGCATGCGCACTCTCAATGATTAGCGGAGGATCAATTCCTTGCAAAAAAGAAGGGTGCGCTTGGTGGGTGACTAGCACGGGGATGTGTGTTGTTAAGGATCTTGCTCATACTCTGAAGTTGATTGCAGGAGGTAAGGCAGATGCCTTGTAAGTGCCTAACCTTCTGCAAGGGACAAGCTTGCGTATGCAACGGATGTAAGTTAAAGGGTGAGTGCAAATATGTCTATACCGGTGATTGTCGATGGATTGAGATTGGAGGACTGAAGTAGATGGCTGAAATTACCGTAAAGCTGACTGAAGAACAAGAGAAGTTCCTGAAACTCTTTGCCAATAACCACTATCCAAACGCAAAGGACAACCTGTGTACCTCTCAACCGATACACGTCGTTCAATCATACAATCCTCACTATATTCCTTATGCGGAGAATACGGCAGAATACTTTGATGCCGATGATTTGAGATTTTGCTGGGATACTGACGATTATTCTGAATGGTTCAAAAGTGATATTGAAGCCATTAAGAGTTACTACGATTATCAGGACGAAGTTTGTCTGATGCCAATAAAACCGTTCAATCAAGTCGAATTCTCCGACATGATCAAGGTTGACGGAAATGATATCCACGTAACAGATTATGATGATTATTTCCGGGCTTATGGTATTGAAAATATGATCATGGCGTGGGAACACGAGGAGTGGAAGGATATAGCTTACTTTTTTATTCTAGAAGAAGCTAATAAGTATATGAAATACCAATCTCATAACCTGAAAAGCCCAAGAACATATACACTCCATGGCGGTTATGGAAATATTGGTGAGTATCATCACTTTTGGGAGTTACTATTTGGTATGGGCAAGCAACTGAACGAAACCCCTGAGACACAAAAATGAGCAATGAAGAAATCAGGCGTCGATTGAAAGTCTTATGGGAAATGTATCTCAGTCAACCAGACGTGAACAACCAAAAGAGGTGTGACGATGAAGACCGTAACATACAAGGGTGAGAGATATACGGTTAGTGTTCCGAGGCCCGTTGGTGAAGGAATGCACACGTGCGACGCATGGAAGCAAAGGACGGGCAAGGAAATCAAAAGCGCTGACATGCTCGACAAGTTGGCAAAGGCTTGGTTTAAGGCAAGGGGAAGGAGATAGGATTATTGGCTACAGCAGAACGAATTATCATAGTTTGCGGGGGAGATTATCCACTACTTGCATCGTTGTATAACGGGTGCGAAATTGCCATTGAGGGCATTGTAGATGTGTTTATTCCTGTACCAGAAAAGGCATCTGAAGCATTCAGGGAGATTTGCGAGATGTTCGACGATGTGCTTATAGAAACAACGTGGGATCGTCCTAAATGGTACAACCCGATCGACCGCCATAACTACCGCAAGATCCACCACATTACGCCGAAGCAAGTTGTGAAGCGGAGAGATAGGCAGAGGGAAAGCCGCCGTTCCCTTGATGGTTTAAGCCCTAAAAATGAGATTATTGATACCGATCCTGAAGAGTTGGAGGTGATAGTCTCTTAATGGATGCGATCTTAACGACCAGGAGTTTCCTTGAAACTCTAAACGTCGTCGAAAAGGATTGGGGTACTTGGGTAGATGGCCTAAAACTATGTGATGCGGAAACACAAGACCTTCTGCACGAAATAGAGTTGACTAATTTTGATAGACGTCGTGGTCATCAACTCTGCAAACAACTCCAAGAGGTGAGAAAACGCAGGCGGAATCTTAAAGAGAAAATGGAATTACTCAGAAGCATTAAGGAGTTCGCGGACTGCAATAAGCAACTAAAAATCAGCTTATTCAAGACACTGACCAGCATGGAGAAAACAGAGGAGAGCCAAGGGGAAAGGTCATATTATCCGAGGGTTAGGAATGATCTTGAACTTGCGAAGGATAGGGAGGATATCCAGAGTCAGGAGGTGCGTGGTGAATGTTGTGCAGAATCTTAGATATGATCAGCAAGGTTAGTGTTTTTATGTTCCTGTTCTGCCTCTTAATCATGGTGCAGAAACATATCCTTTGGTTATTTTTCTCTGATCTCAAGGCATGGGGAACAATCGGTATATTTTATGTCTATGAATTAGCGATATCGACAGTCGCGATATGCTTGATCCACTTCTTTGTAACGATTAGTTCACCTTGGGAAAAATATATCAAGATGGAGGGGTAGGAAGATGACAATACAAGAATTCGCAAAGATGCTAGACGGCCGGGAAATGGGAAACGAAATGACTTGGGAACAAAAAGAACAGGCGAAGAAATTAGGGTTCGTTGTGATTTTTGGGTACTCCGATGATAACACCATAATCCAAGGGGTCATTACGGATGAAGTTGGTTGCATCGATGGCGGGGAAATCTATCTTAATGAAAGAGGAATATTCGAAAAGTGTGATTACGAATGCAGCCATTCTGAATTAGCGAAGGAAAAATGTAAGCGAATAGAAATTGTTTGGCATAACGAAGGGGAATATTGCTGGACATATGATACCGATATACCCCACGCCATATTTAATATCATGGAAGATGGAACTGGGTACTGCAAGGGCATCGTGTTTGATATTAAGAATTTAGGGGAGGAAGTTAAGACTAGATTATATATAGATATACCTTGCGATTATGAGTTCTGCGCAAATACGGCTATAACAACCAACGAACAGGCTGAAGACTGCCGGAAAGTTAAGGGTATCGATATAGTGAAGAGTTGCGAATGGAAGGTGCCGTTTTGAAGCTATGGTAGCGATAATGAGTTATTGGGAAACGGAATCAGAGGAGGAAATAAGGTAAATGCCTAAAGTTACGGATAACCAGACGCTTAACAACGTCGATGAGGGTAAGGTTTTAACTGAGGTGAAATACAGAGATTTGGCGGATTTAATTTTCATACTTCAGGATCAAGCTAATCTCTACCATGATCAGGATGAATGTTGCGACGAGTTAACAGTTAATCAATTTACAGAGTGGCTTCTCACAATGAAGGGGTCGGTTGAGTTGATTGAATATGTACCAAGGCCGAAGTTGGAGGGTGAGCTATGAAAAACACATTAGGTGATCTAAATAATCATCTATTCGCCCAACTAGAACGCTTAGGAGAAGAAGAGCTCAAAGGTGAAGCGCTGCAAGAAGAAATCAGTAGAGCAAAATCAATTTCAGATATCGCAACGCAAGTTATCGCGAACGGGTCACTGGTACTAAAGGCAAGTTTAGCCATAAATGACGGCGACATAAGGGCTAGCGACACAAAGTCTAAAGGAAGATTACTCGAATTGCTTGGAGGTTGATTTATGAGCAATCGTAAATATAACGCTGAGCATATCGAATATTTAAAGGCCAACATCCCAGGACGAAGCTTCAAGGAATTAACAGCTATGTTCAATGAGCGATTCGGAATGGATTTAAAGATTGCGGCAGTGATTTCGTTATGCGATCGGCATGGACTGCATAACGGGCGCGACACGAAGTTGAATAAGGGCTATGCACCTACGCAATTCAAAAAGGGACATGTGCCAGCCAACAAAGGTCTGAAAGGCGTAGGTGGATGGGAACCAACGCAGTTTAAAAAGGGGAATAAGCCAGCCAATTGGGTGCCAATAGGGTCTGAAAGGGTAAATGGAGACGGCTATGTAGATATCAAAATTACAGACGGTAAATTGCAGAAAAACTGGAAGGGCAAGCACATCTTGATCTGGGAGACAGCTAACGGGCCTGTACCAAAAGGACACGTAGTGATTTTTGGGGATAAAAACAACCGAAATTTTGACATTAGCAATCTCATCCTTGTTTCCCGAAAGCAGCTCGTGAGGCTAAACAAGCTTAATCTAATTCAAGATGATGCCGATCTAACCAGGACAGGGATTATCATCGTTGATATTTATAACAAAATCGGCGAGAGGAAGAAAAGCAAATAAGTAGATATAAGTCCTTGTGGATTAAATGTGGATAAAGGGGTGAATTAATTAGACGGAGGTGGCCAAGTATGAAAAAGCTAATCGATGAGTATCGAATTACTCTAAGACGTGTCAATAGAGCAAGAATAGGGGCCACCAAGGAGGATAGATCATTACTCGCAAGCTGTGCGGACGGCTTAACCTTCTCTATTAAGTATATGGAAATGGGCAAGCATCCGGATAGTCGGCGAGGGATTGCTAGGCTAAGTGGTATGCAAAGGGAGATACCAGTGGATCCGCGGAACGTGGCTTTTGTTCGGGAGGCTGCAATGCAGCGTCGGCCAACAGAAGCTAGCGAGAGGACGCAAAGGGCTATCAATGATTTAGGGATAGTGCTTAAGAAACTAACCGCTAAGGAGTTGGAGGCATATTCCTTTGTTAGAAGTAGTGGCTACTCTTTTCAAGAAGCAGCAGAGCTGATGAAGATACAAAAAGGGACGGTGCAAATTCTGGTTAGAAGGGCAGAGGAAAAGATTCGTAAGATGGTATCGGATCTAACAGACCATGGGATTACCTTTAAGCAAGATATCCAGTTAGAAATGTTCTGATTTTGTCTTACGATTGCCACCTATATATAAGGGATGTTTTATTCAAGGGCCTTCGGGCTCTTTTCTTTTGGAGAAGAATAGGAGTTGAGAATCTTGGCTAAGCGAACGAGGATTGAGCCAACCCTTTTCCAATGCTCAAGGTGTAAGAAGAAGTACTTCTCTTATCTGAAAAGAATGTGGTGTCCGGAGTGTACAAAGGAGAAAGACGAGAGTGTGGGGTCGGATGATGCGGGCGAATCGGAGGATAGTTGATGCAAGGAGGATTTAAAAGCAAATAGTAGCTTGGAAATGCACAAATTGTGGTCAACCGGTTGATGGTGACGAAAACCTAAAAGATGGCACACGATGCCCGTTATGCAAGGGGATGCTTGAGCTTGTAGGTGAGCATGAGGATAAGCCGCGAGGATTAACCGTGAGTGTGGATATGAAGGGGTTAGACCAATTCAAGCTAATCCTTAGCGTTGTTGGTGAGTTGATCGCGGATGAACGCATTTGTAAATCTATCAGGATGGAATATGCGAGCAAGATTATTCTGAAGGGATAGTTCGATATAATGGCGAGACATCCAGAGGTATACAAAAACAAAGACTGGCCAAAGGTAAGGCAGTTTGTAATTATTAGAGCTAATGGTCTTTGCGAGCAATGTGGTACTAAGGGGATCATTAAGTCTGGCAAGGAAGTTGATCACATCATTGAGCTAACTGATGAGAATAAGTGTGATTGGAACATAGCTTACAACCCGGATAACCTACAATACTTATGTCCTGATTGCCACAATCATAAAAGCGGAAGAAGCACTGGATTACAGAACTTTTTAATACCACCGTCCAAGGATGGTAATACGTAGACCAAAAGGCAGAGTGATATTGATTGATATGCGGAACCTGTAAGGACGAAAAACCGGACAACGAATTCACAAAGCTTAACGTGAGTAAGGATGGAACTAAAGGCCTATGTAGGAGCTGCAAAAAGGAACGAGATATTAAACATTCAGTCATAAAGAAAGCTAATAATCAAAGACTTCCATTTTTCGAATTAACCCCAAACTTAATAAAAAGAATTAAAGCGAGGATCGGAGTCCTTAACCTTCATAAGTTCTCTGATAGGGAAAATACAAAAGGTATCCCGATGGTTAATATGTCAAACGTGGGGCTAAATGCAATCCTTAAGGAACTTGGTGAACCATACGAATATTGCGATGCCAAGCAGATCAACGACTACGAGTACATCTTATTGTCATTAACAAGTGTTATGGATGTAGAAAATTTGATTTACACATTCGAGAAATATGCACCAACGGATATCAAGGCCAAGGTCATTGTTGGTGGCTTTGGGGTTTGCAATATTAAGCTAATTATTCCATACATCGACGTTGCAGCCTTCGGTAGGGTTGAGGGACAAATAAAGGAAATCATTGAAGGGAAGAGGCTCGATAATGTATGGAGAAAGACGGATGATCCTCATATCGAAAACAGATATACAATCCGCCAGACACAGTACCTGGTAGATGGCGAAATAGGAGTAGGGTGTAGAAATCATTGCAGGTACTGCCAATACACTCACATAAGGTGCCAGATACACGATAATACAATATATAATCCAGGTAGTAAGATAGCGTCGATAGAATCAGATTGGAGGGCATTGGATGCCACAAGAGCCGGACGATATACTACAGCCTGGGATGGGTGGTCTGATTCAACCCGCAAGATGGTATGCAAGCCAGTAACAGACAAGGCAATCGTTGCTAAGTTAATAGACCTTGGCAATAGGGATATCAGCGGGGCTCTTAATATAAAAGTCTTTCAGATTGTCGGATATCCTTGGGAGACGGAGGAATCAGTAGTCGACGACATGGAGAAATGCAAGGGTATATTCAGAGAAGTCAATGACAACATAAAGAATAAGATTGTTCTATCGTTCCTTAACACACCATTTGGGCCAGAACCAATAACACCAATGCAGTATGATGCGGCAAACATTGAGACATCATGGCGCGTTGTCGTTAGGCCAGATGAGTATTATGTTGGCGAAAAAGTAATGGCTCATATCGTGCCATTTATAACCGGTTCGTTTACATTGTTAAAGCGTGTCTTCATCCACAGGGCAGAGGTTAAGGATCTTGACCTCTTTAAGAACATAGCGTTCTCTAGCAAGCTAAGGAGGATGCCTGATACCGATAAGATTAAGTGGTTACTTAAATATAGAGTTATTGATGCTAAAATGTTTGGCAAGATTGAAAGCGCAGCGTTCGATTATCTGATCCCCCCGGGGTCAATAATATAATGAATTAGTCGAGGGGAC